GATGGTGATCATTATGTTGTTAATGGAGAAAAATTATTTATCACCAATGCGATATGTGGCCGTCTTATTTCTTTAGTATGTATGATAGATAGTAAACCACAGGTTCTTTTGGTAGAACTACCTCCGGCTGAGAATGATGAATTTCAAACCGTTAACTATGGATTGCACGCATTGAAGCGTCTTCATAATAACGGTTTAGTGTTTAAAAACTTCAGAGTCCCCAAAGAAAACCTCATCCAACTTGAGCGAGGCGATGGTCTTACAATAGCATATCATGGTTTAAATTTGGGTAGAATTTCCCTCTGCGCTAATGCATCAGGATGTATGAAGATGATGTTGGAATCTATGATACCGTGGGCACACTATAGAACAACATATGGGCAGCCCATAAAGAACAGAGAACTGGTGCAGAATAGAATTGGAAAATTGGCCGGATATATTCTGTCATCCGATGCTTTGGTATCATGGTGCTCATCCTTAATTGATAGCGGTTATCGTGGTGAGTTGGAATGTATTATAGCTAAGACCTTTGGGTCTGAATGCCAAAAAGAAGCCGCAATAGATCTATGTATGAAAACACATGGAGGTAGATCTTTTTTGGAGGGTCATGTAATTGGAGATAATATTCATGAGTTTCTTGCACCTCTTATTTATGAGGGTGAGGGCGATATGTTAAACATGGCCTTTTTTAAATCTCTCGTTAAAGAGCATGGTCTCCAATACTTTGAGCCCATTGGCCAAGCTATGGCTAAGTCTGGTAAAAAGAATATGTCTCCTTTAGATATTGCCAAGAATTATAAAACCTTTTTACCTTATGCTAAGTGGATGCTCAAGGAGACAACATACCATAAAGGTTCGATGCGTTTGGACGGCCTTCCTCAGGCTCTTCGGGCTTATGTGGCTGTTGCGGCTAAAGAACTTCAAGACACAGGAAAAGAATTAAGCGCACTAATGAGAAAATACCAATTGAAATTGGGAGATAAGCAGTGTAGAATATCTCTATTATCTAGAAAGATACAACATCTTGTAACAGTGATTACCACATGTACTTATGCTTCTATGTTTAATAATGATGTTATTACTAAAACCGCTGAAGTGGCGTGTGATAATCTATGTAATAGTATCGGGGGTAGTAATCCAACAGACGCACAAATAAAACGTAGTGTACTGCTAGGACAACAAATTACTCACTGCGCAATCATGAATCAGGAAGCAGACTTTGATTCTATTTTAATGAAATATTAAGGTGAATGGAGCGATATATTATAATGCTAGACATTACCGTTTTTATTCTTAAGAATAAATTTCATACTGAAAAAAGAACCATCTCACATAACCATGACACTCTTATTAATTGCCATGACTCGCTCAAGATTGAGATAGATCAGTACAAAATCAACGGTGAAATTCATGTAATAGACACAGAAGACATTCCCTGTCGTTGCCAATCTAATCTGATTTGTTTTCTAGATCAGAACATTTTTATACCATCTGATTTTCTAAATCGCGCTGTGGCTTTAAATAATCTTTTTAGAGATGGGGGGGTTTTTTGTGGACCAGTATACACTAAGTGGGAAGGTAAACCTTCTGGATTTGCTAAGTCCATAGAAAAAAATTACCATAAATATGATTTGCATTTTGGCAATAGTCAGGTTTGTGATATCACTAACGAGGAGCATAACTATCCCAGTTTGGTAGGAAGTATTGTAAGTGGAGCAGCCTACAATGAAGTAGGATATATGCCAGTATTATCCCCTCGTCACGCTTCTAGAGACAATAAGGGATTTATACAAAAAATAGCTCGAAAGTATAAAATACTATATTCTGTGGGTCTACTAAAAACTCAGTATCTTACCTCTGTCGATACAGAAATTGATATGTTATCTGACTATTATTATGATCTTGGGTATCAGGACGGTGTTCTATTAGCCAACAAAAATATCAAAGATAAGCATAAAGAATTATGGCACAGATTTGTCAGTTCCCCGGAACTACTCGATAATGAAATGCCTCGATGGCTATATGAAGATGATATAAAGATCAATGGACCGTATCTGGAGAAATTGGTTTTCTTAAAATGTAAATACCAAATTGGGTTGTATGAAGGTATGATGGGACAAAAGTTAATATGATAAGATTAGACTTATCTAGCTGTAAAGGTTTTGCGCACCACCGCTCCGGGTGGGGTTTTTGTATATCTCAATTAAAAAGCTTACATTCTAAATCTGGTATATTTGTTGATGATTTTATCGAACGGTCCTTTTCGTGGGAAGTCTCGTCTTATTACCATGGAAATAACCCCTACAATTTGCCATATCAAAAAGACTGGGTAGGTTTTATACATAATCCCCCCAATGTGCCAAATTGGTTTGATGTGTATAATTCACCTCAAGCAATTTTAAGTAGGGATGTATTTCAACAGTCACTAAAAACTTGTAAATGTTTAATTACATTATCTAAATATCTCAAAGATTGGCTTCAACCTAAAGTGAATGTTCCTGTCATCTCTATTAAACATCCCACAGAAATACCCGAGAATAAATGGACTCCTGAAAAATTCCTTTCGCAGCCTAGAATACCTCTAGTACAAGTAGGATATTGGTTGAGAAAGCTTGACGCAATTCAAAAGCTCCAATGTGGACCTCGATATCACAAGGTGTGGCTTCCAAGTAATTACGATTATGCGCTAACAATGCTGGACACATATCAAAAAACACAAGAGTTATTTCGTGATAACCACTTTCAGTGGGGTGGTGTACAGATCCATAAGTTTCTTGATAATGAATTATTCGATGACATGATGTGTCGATGTGTTGTGTTAATAGATTTATATGATAGTTCTGCTAACAATGCTGTAATTGAATGTATTGCTAGAAATACACCAATATTGGTAAATAAAATTTCTCCCATAGTAGAATATCTAGGAGAAAAATATCCTTTATATTTTGAGTGTCTCACTGAAGCTTCCGAGCTTCTTACAAACACAAACAAAATATTTGAGGCTCACTCTTATCTTAAAAAGATGAATAAAACATGGATAAGTGGTAAAAGTTTTGTAGCATCCCTTCAGCAAAAATTACTGGATATAAAATGAGCGACATCCCAGATCTAGACCGACGCAATAAAGCATTAGATGATTCTATTAACAAGAGGCCAGATCTTTCAAATAAATTCTGTGGACATCCTTTTGATAATTTTGAACCGAGAGAGAATGGGGATGTGGGGGTGTGCTGTTTATCATGGCTTCCTTATTTGATTGGCAATCTTAACAATAACACAATGGAAGAAGTGTATAATTCCGAAAAGGCGCAAAATATTCGTCGAAGTATTTTAGATGGTAGCTTTAAATACTGTGATCATCGAGTATGTCCCCTTATACAAAACAACAGCTTACCAGAAAAGGATAAAATAACCTATCCCAGACACAAAGATATCATAGATAATAATAAGGTTATTATCAATCACCCGACCCATATTAATTTTTTACAAGATGATTCATGTAATCTTTCATGCCCTAGTTGTCGCATTCAAAAAATAAATTTTCATACCGGCGCGATATATGAGCAACGGCTAAAGGTACATCAAAATCTTGTCGACTGTTTATTGTCTAAGGATTTAGTTGATGGTTGTTCAATTAACATAACGGGATCTGGAGATCCGTTTGCCTCCAAAATTTTTAGAGACTTTTTATTGGAATTTGACGGCAAAAAATACCCCAATGTTATGATTGATCTACAAACAAATGGTGTTATGTTTACACCGGCCATGTGGGAAAAAATACATAAAATGCATGATAATATACGTATTGTAATGATCTCATTCGATGCTGCTTTACCATCAACCTATAAAGTAACACGACGAGATGGAAATTGGGATTTGTTAGTAGAAAATGTAAAATTTTTATCAAACAAACATAGAGAAGGATATATGCAAGAGCTTCGATTAGATTTTGTGGTACAAGATTTAAATTATAAAGAAATGCCACACTTTGTTACATTGGCTAAATTCTTTGGCAACATTGATCATGTAAATTTTTCTATGGTGACTGACTGGGGAACGTGGGACAATGATACTTTTAAACAAAGAGCTATTTGGGGCGCATCACATCCAGAATTTAAGGAGTTTATGGGTGTCCTGCGGAGCGAAGAGTTGCACGATCCAATGGTGGATATGTCTAATCTTCAGGCATATTTTGATGAGGCTAATAAATGAAAATAGCAGTTTGTTTTGCGGGAATGCCTAGATATTATGATAAGTGCTGCGATTCACTCTTAAGCTACTTTAATCTAGATGGAATAGAGGTAGATTTTTTTATACATTCATGGACCAATATTTGGTATCACCCCAAAGTCGGAAATAACACGGTAACAAATCAAGATCAACAATTCTTGGAGACTGAACTACATAGAATTTATACGCCCAAAAAGATGATAATTGAAGATCAACTGAGCAATATGGATATAAAATGTGCCATTGATTTAATTTCACAAATTTATTATCATACTAGATGTTTTACGGAAATCCCACCCCCCATAATAAGCGATATAGACAATAAACATAATGAAGAATTTTTAACTAATAAGTTTCATTTTGGCCAATTGTATTCCGTGTCACGGGCTATTGAGCTAAAGTCACAATATGAACACGATGAAAATATTAAATATGATTTAGTGCTCCGGGCTCGTCTGGATAACTATATGGAACCCGTTAACCCAAGTCAATCTATACATAAAATTTGTAAGCAAGCCGCTGAACAAACATATATTCATTTTATTGGAGGAGGTTCGGCAAACTCTGAAACTATATATTGTCAATGGATTTCTACACATGGGCAGATGCCTCATATAGGCGATAAGTTTTTTGGTGGCAGTTCTACAAGCATGGATATTTTTAGAGATATTTTTAAATTTCAAATTGTCAGAATAATTCAACATCTTACAGGAAATAAACACGATTTCCAATTTACTCCTGAGGCCGTGATAGGAGACCTACTAAAACACAAAAACTACATAGCGCATCATCATCTGTGGCCCGGTAATGTTGTGAGCTACAGAGACTATCATGTAGACATTGATCAAGAGTTTAATAATATGCAACTAGTATCTTGGGAAAACGAAAGATGAAATTTACTATATACGTGGGCGGAACATTTGATTTGTTTCATTATGGCCATGTACGACTATTCAGCAACATAAAGAACGTATTCAAACACTGCAATCTTGTTGTTGCTGTCAATAGCGATAGATTTTGTCAGGAATACAAGCGGTCACCCATTATAAAAGATAAAGAAAGACTAGAGGTGGTTAAAGCTTGTAAAAACGTAGATAATGCTATTATTATACCCACTTGGGCTTCTCAGGAAAACTTTATAACTAAAGTTAATCCTGATTATATTATTTTAGGTTCTGATTGGAAAAATAAAAACTACTTCAAGCAATTGAATGTCACGCAAGAATTTTTAGACGAGATAGATTGCAATATTCTATTTATGCCTTATACAGAATCAATATCTACCACTGAAATAATAAAAAGAATCGAGACACAAAATGGGAAAAATGATTCATAAGTCAACTGAACAAATGGGTAATTTATTTACTTGTAATAATGTTTATATATCCAATTCGTGCCAAGAAATATCAATAACTCAAGCCATATATGACAGTGACATTCTTATACATAAGAATAATGTTATATTACCTGTGGGTCAATTGGAACAAATTCTTAAAAAAGCCCATAACGAGGAACCTATATGATTAACTTAATAGCCCCTATTAACAGTCTGGGATATGGTATTGCTGGTCACAATATATTAACGACGTTTTATGCGATAGATGATTCCATCGCCCTATATCCCATTGCGCCTCCTGAACCAGAATTTGAAACACCAGTAGTTAAAACGGCTATAGAAAATCAAAAAGAACCAGCATTAAATCGTCCCTGTGTGAAAATATGGCACCAGCATGATCTGCACACCAGAGTAGGGAGAGGCATATATGTGGGATTTCCTATTTTTGAACTGAATGAATTCAATCAGGCTGAAATTACGAGCCTCCACCATTGTGATAAAATATTCGTATGTTCTGAATGGGCCAAAGAAGTAATGGTGAATAATACCAATTTTACTGATCAGGATGTCTATGTAGTTCCTTTAGGGGTAGATCTCAATATTTTTCAGCCCAGCACCCCTTTATCGAGACCAGCTACTATATTCTTTAATTGTGGAAAATGGGAGAAACGTAAGGGCCACGACGTATTATTGGATTGTTTTAATTCTGCCTTTGGGGTAGAGGATAATGTGGAATTATGGATGATGTGTGATAATCCCTTTATAGGAGAACAAAATCAAAAGTGGCAAAATCTATACAAAACCTCCCCACTGGGGGCCAAGATTCGCATGATTCCTAGACAGCAAACCCATAAAGATGTGTATAATATTATGACACAAACTGATTGTGGGGTATTTCCATCAAGGGGTGAAGGTTGGAATCTGGAGCTGCTTGAAATGATGGCGTGCGGCAAACATGTAATAGCTACAAACTATTCAGCTCATACGCAATTTTGTAGCGAAGACAATTGTAGGCTAGTCAATATAGATAATCTAGAAACAGCTTACGACGGAGTGTTCTTTTCTGGTAAAATTGGTTTGTGGGCTGAGATATCTGATGTGCAAAAAGAACAAATTGTTTCACATATGCGTAGCGTGCATCAAATCAAACAACAAAATGGACTCCCGATAAATTACGCGGGAGTTAAAACGGCCGAAAAATTTTCATGGGAAAATTCGGTGCGGGAGATGATTGATGGAATTCAAAACGCCACGCCAGATACTAAAAGCATACAGAGAGGGATTTAGTGGGAGCATTTGCGATCCAGATGATGTATCCAACCTATTGGGTGAACTTCCAATGCCCGTATTTGGGGCGGCTGCACATGGACTCAGAAACACCGGAGAGTACAAGCTCTCACTCCCATTTAAATCCCTCTTAAAATTTGATGGTGGTTTTGGGTCTGAACAACAGACTACAGGTGACTGTGTCTCTCACTCAACCAGAAATGCGGTTGATATCACACGTGCAGTAGAAATCGATATCAAGGGTGATAGAGAACAATTTATGGCTCGTGGTGCCACTGAAGCCATATATCAGTCACGAGGACACAGACGACAAGGAATGTCTTGTTCTGGAGCTGCCAGATATGTTCACCAAAATGGTGGTATCCTTCTTAGAAAAGACTATGGTGATGTAGATTTATCTACATATAATTCTCCCCTTGGGGCTCAACACCGTATTCCTGATAGCGTTTATCTTGACGAAGCGCAGAAACATCAGGTTAAAACGGTATCTCTTATTTCCACCATAGAAGAAGCCCGAGATGCTCTAGCTAATGGATATGCCCTATCCGTATGTTCTGACTATGGTTTTTCCAGTCGTCGCGATAAATATGGCATTGCTAAAAGATCTGGATCATGGAATCACGCTTTATGCTGGTGCGCAGCTGATGATACACGGGAAATTTATAATGAAACTTTATTTTTAATCCAGAATTCATGGGGACTTTGGAATTCAGGAAAAAAAAGACATGGGCAACCTGATGGAAGCTTTTGGGTAAGAGAAGAAGATGCTCGTGGTATGTTGGCGGCTCAAGGAGCATGGGTCTTTAGTGATGTAGAGGGATTTCCACCAAGAAAAATTGACTGGACTTTAGATGAGGTATTTTAATATGGCCACCAAACAAGACAATACTACAAAAGCAGTTATATCGGTAATTATTTTAGTAATGGGAATTTTTGGATCACGGCCTCATACATCAAGCGATAATGTAACTGATGATAACCTAGACACCATTATTAGTGAAGCCAATCAAGCCTTTGATTTAGCAGAAAAAAATATATTAAAGGTCAAACCTGATAATCCCGATGATAATATAGAGTGCTCATGTAACGGAACTGGCGTAATAGTACATGGCGACGGTCATGAAACACCATGCCCGTGTGAAAATTGCGATTGTGAAGCGCCCACAGCGCCCCCTGAAGAATGTGACGGGGTTATTATTAGGCGCGGCGGTTTTTTAAGACGTTTGCTTGGACGTTAATTTTATTCTTTTTTATGGGAGTTGTGAGATGAAGAACGCAAAAATATTGGCATTGTTGAAGTCTCGGAGGTTTTGGGTAGCTGCGGCTGGCTTGGTTACCGTTGTTGCTTCAGATACTATCGGTCTTGTTTTGGATACGGATCAGCTTGTGTCCTTGGCTACGATTGTAGTAGCGTGGATTATTGGTGATACTGTTCGTGAAACTACGTAATAATGGGGAGAAGGACTTATGGTGGAGTTTTTTCAAAACTTTAGTTTATTTCAGTGGTTACTCATCATTGCGGGTTCAGTAATTTTATTTCCAGTTGTTAAGGAAATGTTTACAGAATCCTCTGAAGAAAAGCCGACAGTATTAAAGGAGACTAAAAAACCCGCCGTGGAAACAGATTTAACCAAACTTGTACGACACTGGGAACTATTGTCAAAAGCTTGTGTTGATGCTCAGTTAACCAATGCGGCACAAAAGTTGGAAGAAGTATTTCCTATGTTGATAGAGATCCACAAAACCGAACCGGAGGAGGCACATAATGAAAAACCACCGTTTTAATATTGTGGCTGGATTGGTTTTGATTATTATAGGTATTTTTCTTGATGGCATTCGGGAATGGATGCCCGCTGTCAACACTACACCCCCTATTGCAATTAGTGAGCCTAGTGATAAAATACTAGAAGAAGTTCAGCCTATATGCAATTTGATTACAGATCCTGATGATCGCTTGAAAATGTGCGCTTTTAACAAGGTGTTTGCAGACAGAGTACCCAATTACACAATCACAGCACAACAAGTCAATGACCTATATGTGGATGCCGCCAAGAATTTTTTTGGTGATTCCCTTAAAGGAAAATACAATAATTTATCAATGGAGCTAACACAACTAATTATATCAGTTACTACTAACGAGGACCATCGGCTAATCGAACCAGAAAAACGTGACCTTAATAAGAAATTTATGGGTTTAGCGTGGTGTTTGCGATAATTAGCTTGACAATCCGGTGAGCATCTACTATAATAAGACACTACAGTAGATGCTTTTTTTAACTATTTATATGGAGCAAATGATATGGGTAATTTGATTCAAGCGGCAGAAAGTCACTATAAATCTTTAATGGATAAGTATGCTTTATGTTTAAATGCATGCATGGGCAGTAACCACCCTGATCTTGATAAATTTTTGGGATCAGTGGAGCAATATGAACACGCTTTGGCGCAATTTAATGTAGTGCAAAATATAAAAGCTCAAATGGTAGCAGATCCTGAAGCATCAGAAGGCTCAGTCAATGAAGGTTAAAATCACGTTCATGGTCACTCAGTATGATAATAATCTACGCACCCATAATATCGATAACACCAGAGACCGTTTTTCATTTTTCATAACTGATAATAATAAATTACCATCTATGATGATAGCATCAAAAAACGAACGTGAAACATTGCAATATTTATCAGATCAATATTTCTATGTTACACATGATTGGATGAATGTTGAACTGGGCGATTTCAGAAAATCGAATATTGATGAGTGTGAAGTAGTGTACATAGCCAGTATTCCAAGCGTCTCGGGGATTACTAAATCTGGGCGATTTATATCTGATACTGAAGCTAAAAGACGAGATATAGAAATAGGCGAATATTATGAACAACTCTTATCTAAACGAAGCAGGTCCAACTTCAGATGATAGTGACAATAGAGACGAAGGCGCTTCTTTGATTATCTACGCAGACCAAGAAGGTCATATAGGTTTTGAATGCGAATGGGGAGAAGGTATTAGTTCCATAACTTCTATGGGGTTAATTTTTTACAGGCTTTTGGAAGAAAATTTAACAGATGAGATTTTAGAGTTTCTCAAGAAACAATGTGTAATACAAAACAGAATAGAAGAATATGATACTATTTTACAAGCAGTAACACAAATGAAACTACTCAAAAAATCTAGTAGTGTTTCAGATGGTGATTCAATTGTAATATCACCGAGCGATGCAGCAAAAATGTAACCTCTACTCAATATGGAGATGCTGTCATGTCAACACACAAAAAAATCGCTTGGGAGAGCTGGAATGCTATGGTGCAAGATATAGAACACTCCCCTCCTCCAATGATTGATATGGGCGAGGAAGAGACACCTCCATCATTTGAGCAGCTAGAAAGATCAGCTGAGATTAACGAAATATTTATTCAGCATCCTAAATTTGTATACACTCCTCTGGGGATATATCCAGCGGAATCAACCTTTAAGCCTTCTGATAGGTGGGATTGTTGGATTGCGTATACTAATTTTGGTATCACTACAAATATAGCCGACATACTCGATACAAAAATAGAGGGTATAGAGGCATTAAAAATTCTAGGAAAATACTCTTTTTTTATGGGGATTGGTAAATTATTTGAAATTTCTGATGTAAGACAAAAAATTGAAACGACGCTGTGTGCGTACACAGAAAAGGAAATTTTATCTAATGAAGAAACGCAAACTACCGTAGACTTAGTAAAAGAACAATTAAGCACTAAGAAATATTGGTCAATGCTTGTTTCTCCAGAGGGTAAAGTGGAATATGTAGTATCTGATGATATGGATAAAATGTATTTAGACGGTCTAAATAACCTATTGGAACTAAAACAAAATATAGGTGGAATAATTCTAAGGGGACAAAATGGATAAATTTGATAGTTATTTGAAAGATCCTGATATTAGTGGTATTATATATAAAGTTTTGAGTAAATATAGGCACTCAATAGATGTTGACGAACTAGATTCCATTAAAATGTTGACGTTATGGAATTGCATCAAAAAGTATAACCCAGATAAAGGCGTTAAATTTACGTCATATTTGTATTCATACCTTACATATGCCTGCAAGAATGAACTCAAAAAGAAAAGACGTGAATATGGATGTGACAGATTAGAAGCTGTGGACAATCGCAACAATTGGCGAGATTTGGGTGATATCGTAGATGGGCTTCCTCCCGACATAGCCAAAGTTTTAAATCAAAGATTTGTACATAGCATGACTATGCATGAAATTGGATGCGCCAATGGCTATAGTCGAGAAACGGCACGTAGGCGTTTAATCAGTGCGATTCAAGTATGTAGAAAAAGAAACTGTATTCAAACGTAGTTGTGTATATAGAGTGGGAACTGGACCTCTTTTTGGATAATAACGGGATATATCATATTTATTGTATCTTTATAAAGGAGGTTTGTTATGGCAGTTCCTAGTGGAAATTCAGAAAAACGAAACACGACTGGTGGCGCTTTTACGGTTATCACTGAAGGTGGTACTATTTTGGGTAACACGAGTACTGGTACCGTGATTACTAAAGCTTTAGCATTAAAGGATAATGCTACCGACTTCGGCTCAGCTCCACTCCCACGGGTGTTGGCTGATGGTTTAAGTGGCAATCAGAAAATTGTGAGTGGTGGAACTTTTGCGTATTCGGTTGCTGGCCAGTATGTCATTAGAACTATTTCTACTACTCTTTCTGGCGTTTCTTCTACCAAAATGCTTATTCCGAGTAATGAAGGTCCTCATCCTCCAATCGCTCAATTCCAGCATGATTTTGGTGCTGATGTAACGAGCCTAATGAGAGCAAATCGATTCTCTCGTACTGGGTTCTTTAACAATGGCAACAAGATTAGTTCACGATACTTGTGGCTGAATGCTGCTGGTACTGCGGTTGCTAAGCCTAGTACTTTCACTACTACCAATATGTGGGATCTTGCTGATGGCAATGCGTCCAATTTGGCGGTTGATAGTGCAGCTACTCCAACCCGCGCCATCCCCGGTGAATTGGTAATGAAGGTTGATTTCGTTACTCTTACCGTTGCTAGTGGCGGTGACTTCTTTGATTACAAGGCAATTACTGGCATGTAATCCTATATTGCGTATATAGGGGGGAGGGGCTTCCTCCCCCCTTTTTTTTATCACACAAGGTAAGTTAATATGAACGATGCTTGGGATTTAATACGTAATGTGGCAGAAGTTGTCGGTATGGTTTTTATCCCTATTATGGCATGGGTTATGTTTACTATTATCACCCATGGTAAAAAAATAATTCTTCTAGAAGAAAGAGTCAGCGATTCTTTAAACCGGCGAATTACCTCTCTTGAAAAAAAGGTTATTAGCATGGAAGATAAAATAGAAGCTAAAATGGATGACCTCGAAAAAAGCGTAACGGAGTGCAAGCTTGCCATTAATGATAAGATTAACGAAAGATTTGACACGCTTATGCAAAAATTGGAGAATAATAAATGAGCATTGAATCCATGATCATACAAAAAGTTATGGATGAATTGGGAATTTCTCAAGAAATGGTTGACAAAGTGAAAGGTATCATCGATAATATTGATATTCAAAGATACGGTGACAAAACTGCTATTGAGATCAACATGAAGAAAATTACCATCACCATTGATAAGTAAGACGTAGGTTGGAATAATAAATGTCAATTAAATCACTTATGAATTATAGTTTTGTTTCTAAATATGCTAGATGGATACCTGAAAAAAAAAGACGTGAGACGTGGAGGGAGTCTGTTGATCGTGTTATGAACATGATGTATGAGCAATATCCTGAGACAAATGGTGATATTGCATGGGCCTACGATATGATGTACAAAAAACGTGTTCTAGGTTCCCAGAGAGCCCTCCAGTTTGGAGGTAAGCCCATCTTTAAACATCACGCACGAATGTACAATTGCATCGCCTCTTATATTGATAGATTAAGATTTTTTCAGGAGTGTATGTACTTACTACTATGTGGATGTGGTACTGGATTTTCAGTACAAAAACACCATGTTGCCAAATTACCCTTTCTTGTCAAATCTAAAAAGGGTACTAAAAAATTTGTTATCCCAGACACCATCGAAGGGTGGTCTGATGCGCTTGGTGTTCTTGTTTACAGCTTCTTTGAACAAGACGAACTGTTTACAGAATATGTTGGAAAAACAGTTGTGTTTGATTATTCCAATATTCGACCAGCAGGTTCATATCTAAGCTCTAGCGGCGGTAAAGCGCCGGGTCCTGAGCCTCTTAAAAAAGCTTTATCTAATATCAAAAAAGTTCTTGATAAAGCTCTCAAAAACTCTGACTTTTCTGCGTCAGAGGTCCGAAAATTGACACCAATAGAAGTATATGATATTGTAATGCATGCAGCCGATGCTGTGATTAGTGGTGGCGTTAGACGAAGCGCGACTATCTGCTTATTTTCTCCTGATGACGAGGAGATGGCTCAAGCTAAAACAGGTAATTGGTTTCATGATAATCCTCAACGTGGTAGATCTAATAATTCTGCATTACTACTTAGGGATAAAACTACCAAAGAACAATTTGCTGAATTAATGCAGTCAGTTCGTGAATTTGGAGAACCGGGTTTTGTGTGGTCAGATTCTACGGAGTTGGTAGTCAATCCTTGTGTAGAAATTGGGTTGTATCCTGTGGACGTGACCACCGGTCACACTGGATGGCAAGCATGTAATCTAAGTACTATCAATTGTTCTAAAATAGAAACAGAAAAAGATTTTTATGAATCCTGTAGAGCGGCAGCAATTATTGGAACTCTACAGGCAGGTTTTAATGATTTTGCTTATTTGGGAGAGGTGACTGAACGCATTATAGCTCGTGAAGCTTTGCTTGGTGTATCAATGACGGGTATCATGGACTGTCCCGAGATATGCCTTGATCCAACTATTCAGAGACATGGAGCTAAAATTGTTAAAACAACCAATAAAGATATAGCTCGCAAAATTGGTATAAATATTGCTGCTCGCACTACATGCATTAAACCCGAGGGAACTACTTCTTGTATATTAGGAACTAGTAGTGGTATTCATCCCCATCACGCAAAGCGATACATTAGAAGAGTACAAGCCAATAAAATGGAACCTATTTATCAATACTTTCAAGACATTAACGAAAGAGCCTGCGAGGAATCAGTATGGTCGGCCAACGATAGCGATGCTGTGATATCTTTTTGTATAGAGGTGGCGCCCGGATCAAAAACCAAAAATCAAATTAGCGCCTTAGAGTTGTTGGAGTATGTTAAATCTACCCAAAAAAACTGGGTGACAGGTGGCATTAACGAAAAAGCTAATGTGAAACCTTGGCTTACACATAACGTGTCGAATACTATTAATGTTAAAAATGAGGAATGGGATGAGATAGAAAAATTTATTTATAAGAATAGAAACTTTTTTTGCGGGATTTCTCTGTTGCCTATTACAGGTGATAAAGATTATCCACAAGCACCGTTTACAGCGATTTATTTGCCCAGTGAGCAAGTGCGTCAGTATGGAGATGGCTCCTTGTGGGTAAGTGGACTTATTGAAGTGGCTTTAGATCTATGGGAAGACAATCTATGGGCAGCTTGTGATGCATTACTTGGACGTGGTAAACGCTCGAAGGGAGGTTCTAAACGACACTGGATATTGAGATGTAAGAAGTTTACTGAAAAATATTTTAACAATGACATCAAACAACTAACCTATTGCATGAAAGATGTATATAATTGGAAAGAATGGGTAGATCTCAATCGTGAGTATTGTGATGTAGATTATACACAAGTTATAGAGGAAGTAGACAACGTAAAACCTGAGCAAGAATGGGCCTGTAGTGGCGGCGCTTGCGAATTACTTTAAGGGAAAATTAGATGCAATATAAAAAGAAAACCAAGGACCAGAGGTTTATAAGTAACCTTAGGAGACGAGGAGCAAGCGAGGTTTGTAAACTACTGGACGCAAATCCTCACATGTCTAGCACAACAGCACAACAGGTTATTGAATCTGAGATAAGAAAAAAATATAGGTTAAAAAAATTTAAACTATAAATAAGAAGGAGCCTATAGATGCATGACATACAGCACATTTCAGAAAAAGACATACAATCTCACCTATCTATGGGTCATATAATAGGTGTTATGGAGCAAGTATTTAAACATCCAGAAAAGGGCCAAATGCCCCCCAAGATTTATCTAGAGCTTGAAAACGACAATGATTTTCGGGCGATGCCCGCTAAATTTGGAGATGCTGTAGGTATTAAATGGGCTTCTATTTTTCCTGCTAATGAAAAAAATAAATTTGGACCAAGCGTTTCGGCTACCATTATGTTGAATGATATTGAAACAGGATATCCAATAGCCATGATGGACGGGATGCTCATTACTTCTTACAGAACAGCAGCGGTCACTGGAGTAGCCACAAAACATCTCGCCAAAGATGATGCCAAAACAGCAGCTTTTGTAGGATGTGGTTTTCAAACAGCATATCAAATAGAAGCTATTTTAAACGTTAGAAACATTAGACATATAAAGTTGTTTGATTTGGACAGGACTAAATGTGAACATTTGGCGGCTATTTTTGGCAAAACTGTCATAGCATGTGAAACACTAGAAGAATGTGTACGTGGAAGTGATATATTAACCACACTCACACCATCAAGAAAACCATTAATTAAATTAGAGTGGCTCGAACCGGGAATGCACATCAATGCTATTGGCGCCGATGCAGAAGGGAAACAAGAATTTGAAGACAATTTAGGAGATGTGTGTCAAATATGTGTTGTTGACGATAAAGCTCAGGCATTTCATTCTGGAGAATCACAGCACACAAAAAACAAAGAGCATTTTATAAATTTGTCTACAGTGGTAAATCCTCATTTCAAACAACGTGTATCTATGTTAGATTCTGATATATCTTTTTTTGATTCCACGGGATTAGCTACTGAAGATATTGCAGTTGCTAGTTATATATATAAAAATTTAACTAGCCGGAAATAGGAGTCAGATAATATGTTTCACCCGGACCAATTAGCTAGAATGAATCAATTGCAAACAAAACATCCCAATAAATATACAATACAGGTTAAAAAATTATCAGAAACAGCTACTATTCCTACAAAAGCCCATAATTCTGATGCTGGATGGGATTTATATGCCAATCATGAATATATGATAGGTCCTCATGAAAGGTTTACTGTGAAAACAGGTATATCCTTACAAATTCCTGATAGGTATGTGGGATTAATTTGGCCACGATCCGGCTTAGCGGTCAAGCAAGGGGCTGATGTTTTAGCAGGTGTAATTGATTCAGGTTATCGTGGAGAAATTATGGTGTGTTTGCTTAACACACAACAACCAAGTGATTTCTTTGGATATGAAGATTATATTAAAATAAAGCGTGGTGATAGAATAGCGCAAATTTTATTTCAGGAAGTGCCACACTTTGAGTTAACTGAAATTGATAACTTACAAGATACTGACAGATCAGATTCTGGTTTTGGGAGCAGTGGCAAATGACGATACCATTCACAACCCCAAATGACAGGATATTTTATGCTTGCGTGGGCGTCCTCGTGGGTCCTGAATTAACAGGACGTAACGACATTGATCAAATGTCTGACCCACAAGACCATAAGTATCTTACTGGCGTAACTTCAGTGGGTATTAATGGTGATATGCCCTCTACTTCACTGTTAGACATAGGACGCTTTCAGCGCAAATTTCACTACTATGGTCAACAAACATTTGAAATCACTATTGAAAGAAACATTGATCACAATTCACAATTCTTTTATTATGTAGACCCATCTGATTATGGCACATACACTACCTCACATGTGTTACATGCTAATAACATGCATAGCCAAGGGTATGAAGATAATAACGGTAAATGTTTAAGAAGCTATGATATCACCATACTATATGGAGGTGACGACACTTCTCGTTTAGGAAGTGGCACCAATGTATATTCTATTACATATCAAAATTGTGTGGTAACTGGTATCAGTTATTCTATATCCGTAGGTGGTACATTAACTGAATCAATAACCTTAACCACTAAACATGTTAAAAATAACAGCGCCGCTGGTGATACTCTTATTGCAAGTTATGGCGATTTACCCGGAAGCGCTCAGTCGGGTGATATGGTTAAATGGGCAGATTTTCGTCCTATGCTAGAATCAACTACGGCGGCAGGTTTACGTGCATACTGGCCCGATGAAGTAATCTCATTATTTTATCTAGCAAAGATCGAAGGGGGCTTATCTGTATTAGGTATTCAGTCTATTGATATAGATATGACCATAGAATATGCAGAGCCTACTGATGTAGGAATTTGGAGAGGCGGTGATAAATCTACTGGAATGTTTCAACCCAAGGAATTGAATAAGTGGAAAACAGTAGTTACACCCGTTCAGGTAACTGCTTCATTTACAGGAGTAACACGACAGCCCTTTTATGATATTGGATTATCGCGAGGTGGTACTGTAGAGGGTTCGGATCAGGCGTTGGCTAACGTAGACTTTACGTTTGGTCAACCAGATAGCACTCCTGACGATTTATATCAAAATCCCACATCAGCGCCCTATGATAAATACGCAAGAACTGATAGGATTATCAAACTTGCTGCCGAAAAATATCCCAGCGGCATTAAGACTTTCTTTGTTATAGACTTGGGACAAAAAAATTATTTAACAAGTATGAGTTTTTCAGGAGGAGATACGGGAGGTGGAAATCAAGAAGCCACTTTATCATACCAAAACGATTGGAGCGATATAGTATTAGCGAAGGACACAGCCATACAGACAACCACTAATAGCGGTCCTTACTAGGAGATACAAATACACATGGGGCGTAGAAAAACATCTAAATCATCTAAGCCATCTAGAGAAACTAGAAAAAAACTCAAACCAAAAACAACAAATCAGCAAGAATATATTAGGTCTATCGTCGAATCAGACGTAACTTTCTGCACGGGGCCAGCTGGCTCTGGTAAAACAGCGGTAGCGGTTGGTTTAGCGTGTGAATATTTACTAGAAAAAAAAGTGGAAAAAATCATTATTACACGACCAGTTGTTGAGTCGGGTGGACGAGGTTTGGGTTTTTTACCCGGCACTATGAATGAGAAAATACAACCTTGGTTAGTACCTATCATAGAAGAAATGAACTTATATCTTACTAGAGATACCGTGAATTCATTTAGATCATCAAATAGGATTGAGCTTTGTCCACTTGAATATATGAGGGGGCGCAATTTTCACAATAGTTTTATGATTTTAGACGAAGCTCAAAACGCGACTTATGATCAGATCAAGATGTTTTTGACTAGAATTGGCCAAGAGTCAAAAGCTATTGTCAATGGTGATCTTGATCAAACTGACTTAAATAAATACGAGGGGGCGGGTTTATATGCATGCGTCGAAAAGCTTGACCAATTAGACGGAGTATCTATTTGTAAATTGTCTTTTGAGGATATTATTAGAAATAGCATTATATCCAAAATACTTACAAGATTACAGGAATAATGACAATGTTGAAAAATGGTGTGTTTTATTTGATGCTGTGTGCTATTACTATAGTAGCTGGAATCGATACATTTTGGACATCTGAAACCCGAGATATCATATTAGAAACTGAAGAAAACCCAATGTCAAAACTCCTTATACAACAATATGGAGTTAGTTTTTTTTTATCTCTTAAGTTAATTTTAACCACTTTTGTAATTACTGTGTTGCAATTATGCTACTATCATCTAAAATACAAAAGATGGATCTTGTGGGCCGTTACCAGTGGCCTATTAGTATTTCAGGCTATTTTACTACTTCGTATAATGTCGTGGCCCCCTTTTGGTTACAGTTGGAGTTAAATTATGCCTCTTTATGACTTTGAATGCGCTCCATGCGCATACTATACTGAAATACGACAAAGTGTTGATGACCCATCGACCCATAAATGCCCCCACTGTGGTACAGATACACTTGTCAAGGTGTTTATTAATTCTCCTGCGTTTTTTGTAAGAGGCGAACCAAACACCATAGGGCAATGGGCTGATAAAAATACCCGCAATATGGGCACTTACGAAAAACAAGATAGAGACCAAGAAAGTGACACAAGTAATAACAAAGAGCATCGCCAAAAACGAGAACTCAATCGTAAAATTAACGCAATGTCTAAGACACAAAAGCTAAAATGGATTAAAGAAGGAGATTAATGTGTTTGGATCTGAAGACAGTAAAACAGATAGGAGAGAACGTCCCCACCATGCGACGATCACAATGAAAATTGATATTCGTCAGATCAACAATGATGGGACATTAGACCATCATGTAATGGGAAATAGGCTTCTAGAAAAATATGGTATTTCAACAAAAGCTCAATTTTGTATATCGGGGAGTAACGAAGCCGCATGTATCAATAGTTTAAAGAATAAATTGGAGCAATTGAATGGCTAGATGGGAAGACGAAGACATAAGTGATCTTAATTTACCTAACCCTGAAGCAATTATCACTAATTTTGTAGGTAAAGATGGGGCATCGGTTGAAGAAGGTAAAGCATTTGCAAAAACTGTAACATCATCTTTGGGGTGTCAATATTATATTAAGTATGGAAGAGGTGAAATCTTGGACCCCTATCAAATAGACTCTTTGAGAATTAATGGAAAATTATTTACGTTTAAAAAAGTGTCCCAACAAGCATTTGTATTGTATAACAAATACCTTAACAATAGAAACCGTTTGTACTTTACCCGTGCTAGAAGACTAATAATGGAGAATTCATAATGAAAAAAGGCCCGTTGTCAAAAAAAGACAAACAATTTATTGATGATAATATTTCAATGGACGTAAGCTCTTTGGCGGAAAAATTGGACAGATCTCTGTCCTCTGTAGAAAAATATGTAGAAGAACATCATGACACTAGTAATATTCCATCGCATTCACTTTTCGCAAGAAAACCGGATCGAGGAGTAACGGTTATGACAGAAGCTGCTTCCATGGCCGCAGACGATAACAAAAAAAACCATACCCCCCAACCACCCAAAAGATATACAGACATTATACATAAGATTAAGGACTAAGATGATTTGTACACATGTTGATGGATATATGCACCGGCTCATCACGCAAGAGCTAATGATTAGTTGGCTTATTACTTTAACGGATGGTACTAAAGTATATGGTGATTATGAACGTCCAGACTTTGAAAATCCTTGGTGTAGACTAAAGGAATATTGTAAAGAAAATCAGGTATATCCTGCTACTGTTGAACTGTATATGTTCGGAACGCCACGTCATGTATTTTTTGAAGATCCAGACGGATTAGATGGTTTAAAAATTATGCGCGGTATAGCTAAAGAGCAATCTATGGATGGCGGACATTCTCAATCATTCCAAACTCTTACGGCTATACTTTTGAAAGACGACTGTACGGAATTCGATGTATCAAAATATACATGGCCACATAACGAATTTGAGCAAGCTGTGTCGACCAGATTAACTACGGTAGATAATTTACAAGATGTGATTTTTAAAAATGACTCCCCCAAAAAAGAACACCCAGAAATACAAAAGTATCTCAACGGGATCTCCGTGTAACGCTGCTCAATATGTCGCTGAAATGGTGTGCATCAGAAAGCGAGAACGAGATAATACTGGAAGTTTAGAATATAAGTTTTGGAGCAAATCTCATACCGAAGAATATCAAACACAGGTAAAAGCCGCATGGAAAATAATTAAGAAATATGGAGAAGGTGCGCTTCTTCATTATCTAAATAGCCCTAATGGAAAAAGAGTATTTTCATTGGGGTTTTTACATCAGTCGGGAAAATTTGTATTAATCTTAGGTTTTGTTGACAAAGGTGTATCTAAATCTGCTAATGTATTAGAAAAAGAATCCAAACGAGAAAAAAAGGTGCTTGACGTACCCAAAACACTAGAGTATAAACCAAGATCAGCCCGCAATCAGAAAACGCTTTTTTCACAAATTAGGAATATAGAAGATGGCAAAAAAAAAGACACCTGAGTATCTGTCTAAGATTATCAAAGAATATGGTAATATTATAACAAACGGAACTGATGTATTAGCAAATAAAAAAAGCTATAAAGTTGTATCCCTTAGTCCGGCTATAGATATAGCTCTCGGAGGGGGTATAAAAGAGGGTTCATGGTTTATGCTAACAGGAGACCCTAAAAGCGGTAAGACTACCACAGCCATGCAGTTGGCAGCCAATTGTCAAAAAGATGGGCGTCCGGTTATTTATTTAGATGTGGAAGGGCGCATTAAGGATATGAACTTTGAGGTGCGAGATCTCGATCCTAGTAAAATGGAAATTATACACCCTGAAGATAAGCCTATACCCGCTGAAGTCTTCTTAGACGCCGCACACAAGCTCATGAGCCACCCCGACTACCATGGCGCACTTCTCATTATTGATTCCATTTCATCCCTACTTCCAGAGAAAGAATTGGTAGGCGATATGACTCCGGGGCGAGCGGGTCTTCCAAAACTATTATCTATTTTTACTAAGAAGATGGGGCAAATATTACCTCGACAGAGAGGTATTATAACCTGTATAACCCATTACATAGCTAATACCGCTGGGTTTGGAACTCCTAAAATGGCAGATGGGGGCAACAAAATTCAATATCAAGCTGATACTAGGATGGAGGTGAGGAGCAATAGTGCCGATAAAATATCTGCTGTTACACCATGGTTTAACACTAATAAAGAAAGGATCGGTCAGGCTGTTAACTGGAAAATTGTGTGTTCATCAATGGGTTCTCCCGGTACACAAGCTCAAAGCTGGATTAGATATGGACATGGTATAGATAAAATACAAGAAGTTCTGATGCTGAGTCAGGATTTAGGAATGGTTATAAAAGCTGGAGCATGGTTAACGTGTGAATTTATTCTAAGCCATAAAGAGGCGGCTAAAGAAATAGAACCAACGTTAAACATTGAGGATGATGAGGCTATACTTAAAGCATTTAAGTTTCAAGGACAAGATAAGCTTTATGCATTTTTTGCTGAAAATCCTAAACTCGTATCTATATTAGAGCATCAAATTAAGGAGATGTTGTGATGTGTCACCATACCAAAGCGCACCTAAAAGATAACTATTATTTTTGTGATGAGTGTAATGATAAGATTGATAGAGACATTTACGAAGCAATCAACCACATACCATCTACACGACTGACTAAAAGCGAACAAGAAAAAATACGATCTGAATCTCATAAAATAGATATATGGGAAAATGCGCCAATGGTAGAGACTTAATATGCAAATACATGGCCTTGATGGCAAAGAATACTCATGGAACCCTGCGGTTGCACAGGCTCAATCTACGCAACGATCTTCTTTGCATATAAAAGCTAAAGAACTACTTGACAATATTTTTCCACATGATACAATTCTGGAAGAGGTTTCCCTAGCGGGCAGCAAAACACAAATTAGACGAACTACTCTGAGGGCAGATTTTTTTATACCAAATCGCAATATAATTGTAGAGGTACATGGGGAACAGCACTATAAATTTAACACATTCTTTTTTAAGAATAAGCTTAGTTTTTATAAAGCTAAAATGAGGGATGTAGAAAAAAAAGAGTGGTGTGAATTGAATCAGATTACATTAATAGAATTTAATTATAATGAGGATCTTGATGACTGGCGAAGAAAAATTAAATGAGTTTTTGGAAGCGATAGAAACGTGGAAATCATCTAAACAATTACCTCCAGCAGAACCAAACGATCACGTACAAAAGATATTAAGCTTGAAATCAGAGGAAATACAGCAGCTTCGCGCTGAAGAGTGTGCGTCCCACGCATATGAACTTTATGCATACGCAGAATATTTAGAAGCGGCTAGAACTAAGGAAAAAATAGTATTAGATTGGGCAGAAAACAGTATTTGGTATATAATTGCAGATAGAATGTCACAGTATGGTGATAAGTTCACCAAATGGCAAGAGAAATATTATTCTGCTATTAAAGAAAATCCTTTAGCCTCGGAAATTTTAAAAATTAAGAACCATGCGGAAGCGCGCACAAAAACCCTAGAAGGAACGCCCAACAGAATACAACGCATGGCGGAAATATTAAACAATTTATCTAGAAGGAGATAAGTATGACCAAGATTGATGAAGCTAAAAAATTACTAAAGAAAGCTATGGAAATAGATGATCCTGAATTAATAGCCATGGCAAACAAACTATTGCAAGAATCTTCTCCGTCACCAACCGGACCAAGATTGGTGAATGTAAATGACGACGATTTTCTTGCCCCAATCATGAAGGATGACAAACCTACCAAGAAGGCGGTTCCAGTAAACGAAATTAAAGGACGTGTTAATCAATTTCATGATGATGGGACTGAAGCATCCGGTATTACTACACCTGATGCTCAACCCACAGACCGTCGTCGGAAACCATTTGAAAAAATACAACAAAAATGTCAACAATGCGGAGAAGTGAAAGCTATTAATCCTACGCACAAACGAGAACATTACGTATGTGACATGTGCCTTAGAGCAAAGATGAGATAGGATATATGAAACGGAAAGTATTGGAAGATTTAGCCGCTGAACGCGCTGTGTTGGCAGGTTTATGTCAATATGGTTTAGACTGTTATCTAGAAATAGACTTCGTAGATGCTGATCATTTTAGCAATGAAATGAATCAAATTATATTTCATTGTATACATAAGTCTATTTCTGAAAATGCTAAAGTAGAATTAGCTTCCATCTTATCAGCAGCCAATAATCTTGGCGTCTACGAAGCAATTCACAATAAAGATGAAATAGCATTTATTAGATCACTATTCAACTTTCCTATACATCAGGAAAATGTCCAATCGCATGCCGCCAAAATAGCTAAAATTAAATTGGCTAGAGATCTTAAGCAAACACTTAAAGCTTGCGAAAAAGAACTCAACTCTATCACGGGTGACGAAGATCTTATTGATCTTATTTCACGAGTTGAAGAACCCATCCTTGATGCCACAGCAGATGTATACCAAGCTTCTAATAAGCACACAGAAGTGCTGGGCGAAGATATTGATGAGTATCTCACATATCTTTCTGAAAACGTATCAGACACAGTTGGAATACCAACGGGATTTGATAGATATGATTTAGCTATCGGGGGCGGCCTCCGGCGTAAATGTGTGGATCTCATCGCCGCCCGTCCTAAGATTGGTAAATCTATGTTTGGAGATGCTGTGGCGCTTAATGTGGCCACCAAACTTAATATACCCGTCTTGATGTTAGACACAGAAATGTCTAAAGAAGACCATCTCAACAGAATGTTAGCAAATTTCAGTGGTGTCGAGATAAATAAAGTTGCCACTGGTAAATTTAATGAGAATGAAATAGAAAAAGAAAAGGTACATGATGCAGCAGAAAAATTAAAAAGCATTCCATATCACTATCTAAGTATTGCTGGTCAACCTTTTGAGCATATTCTGGGCATTATGCGTAAGTGGATTTATCAGCACGTAGGGTTTGACGGTGAAGGTAGAACTAAGGATTGTTTAATAGTTTATGACTATCTTAAATTAATGGGGTCCGAAAGTATTACCAATGTAATGCAAGAATATCAAGTATTAGGATTTCAAATTACTAAGCTACATAATTTCTGCGTCAAGTATGACGTACCATGCTTGAGCTTTGTGCAGCTTAATAGAGATGGTATCACTAGGGAGTCTACTGATGTTGTTTCTGGATCAGATAGATTGATCTGGTTATGTACAAGTTTCTCTATATTTAAGATGAAGTCAGATGAAGAAATAGCCGAGGATTCTATTGAACATGGTAATAGAAAATTAGTTCCCGTAGTAGCGCGACATGGATGCGGCTTAGATGATGGAGATTATATTAGTGTAAAAATGTTTGGAAATATTGGTAAAATTGAAGAAGATGAAACCCGTAACGAAATACACCGAAATGCAAGATCAAGATCAGAAGGATTTGAAATACAAGAAGAGCTTGACGAAGACACAGATAGTTAGTATGTGTAATCGCCTATTTGAAAGGCTCCCCTCGTTATTAAAATTTCTTCAAGTAGAATATATGGAATTTCCTAACAGATATTCTTTTCCATGTCCGGTACATGGTGGTGATAATCCTGAGGGATGTAGTATCTTCACAGATGGAGATTCTTCTAAAGGTAACTGGAGCTGTTGGACACAGCACTGTGAAGAGGATTTTACAAGTAATCTATTTGGTTTCGTAAGAGGGGTAATGGCTTATCGTGGGGGACAAAAGGTATCTTTAAATCAAACGGCTGATTTTTGTTTAAAGTTTTTAGATGTTGATATAGATAACTTAGAGGTTGCTGAACAACCCCAAAATAAAGATGTACAGTTATTGGAAATATTTGATCGTCATTTAGAGAGACGGGCCAATAACATCAACCGAGAAGACATAAGATCCAAAATAGATATTCCGGCCCCCTACTATATTAATAGGGGGTTTTGTACAGATATTCTAAATTTATTTGATATTGGGGTATGTTTGGAAAAAAATCGACCAATGTCAGGAAGAATTGTTGTGCCAATCTATGATGAAAGCTATAATTACGTAGGATGCATGGGGCGTGCAATTCATACCGACATGCAACCAAAATGGCTACATAGCAAAGGTTTTAAAAAGGCTTTCTTGTATGGGCTAAATATAGCCAAAGATTATATACAAAAGAGCCAAACGGTTATTTTAGTGGAAGGGCAAGGAGACGTATGGCGCATGCATGAAGCGGGATATCAAAATTGTGTTGGAATTTTTGGCTCTAGTATCAATGATGACCAATTACTATTACTAGAACAAAGTGGAGCCCTCAATCTAGTTATATTAACAGATTTTGATGAAGCGGGTAAAAAGGCATCCAAACAAATTATCAAAAAATGCGGCAGAAGATTTAACTATTATCGTCCCACCTTATCCACTAAAGATGTTGGTGATATGGATATTGATACTATTCATCAAGAATTAAAGCCACAATTACAAGAGGTGAATTTAATATGACAACCAGAATCTTAGCACTAGCGGGTCACAAACAATCAGGTAAAAGTACTACCTGTAATTTTTTACACGGATACCAATTACGAGCACATCATGTTATCGACGGTTTTGCTATTACTCAAGACGGAAACCTTGTGATTGATACAGCATTAATTGACTCAGAAGGTAAAGAAGAAAAAAGCCAAGCAATTCTTGACACTTCTAGAAATGACATGGAGTTTGCAGAATGGGCCGCCTATAGCATGTGGCCTTATATCAAACGTTACTCTTTTGCAGGAACCCTTAAAGAAATCGTGACTGGTATATTTGAAATTAAACCAGAACAAGTATATGGAAGTGATATAGAAAAAAATAGTAAAACTTGGTTTTCGTGGGATGATATGCCCGGCGTAATTACTAATTACAATCTTGCAAAAAAACCGGAAATCAAAAAACTAATCAATGATGGTACCTTAAAATACCATAAACCGGGAAAGATGTCAGCTAGAGAATTTTTGCAATTTTTCGGAACTGATGTTTGTAGAAAAATATATGAAGATGTGTGGCAAGCTAGGCTTATGGCCGACATAGCTAGAGAAGGATCTCTTTTAGCGGTTGTGGATGATTGTAGATTTCCCAATGAAGTTCAAGCTATTCAGGATGCGGGAGGGCACGTTATTCAGCTGACACGAAGTAACCACAAAGATGTTCACGCAAGCGAGTGCGCGCTAGATACATATGAAGAATTTGATGCTATAATCGATAACCAAAATATGACCATACACGACACCAACGTTGAAATTATCAGAATTCTGGATGAATGGGGATGGTTAGGCAAAGAGTTGCCAGAAACGCTACCCGCTCAAGAAACTGAACCAACATTAGTTGGTGGTATACATAAATTTAAAGAGGACTCATGATAGTAACATACATTAGAAGTTCATCATATAATAATTATGATTATTGCCAGATGCAATATTTTATAACATATGTTTTGGGCCATAGATCTATTTCTGGTAAAAAGGCTCAACTTGGTACCATTGTTCATAAGGTAATGGAATGTTTGGCGTCTTGTAAAAAACGCCTTCAAGATAAAGAACAAAAGTCTATGTCTATAACCGATGATGCTATAGGAAAGGTTAACTTTACGGCGAAAAGCTTATACACCAAAGCGTTTGTGTGTCGATTACTCAAGCGAAGTTATGAGTATTATTCAGAAAATTGTACTCATAATTATACCAATGCTGATTTTAAGTTTTGTCAAAAATCAGTAGAGGATGCGTTGTTATACAATGACGGACAATTTGACCCCAGACTACGAACAATAGTGGCGCCAGAACCACAGTTTGATATACCAATTGAAAAAGATTGGGCTAAGTTTAAATATAAGATGCCTAATGGGGAAATCATAAAGGGCCAATTAGCTATTAAAGGTACAATCGACCTAGTGACAGAAGTGTCCGATGGTGTCATCGAGGTTATAGATTGGAAAACCGGTCGACGATTGAACTGGGCAACAGGAGAGGAAAAAACTTACGAAAAACTTATTGAAGATCCGCAGCTATTGTTGTATAATTACGCCATATCAAAACTGTTCCCTGAATACGAACAGGCCATTATGTCGATATTTTATATTAGGGATGGTGGCCCATTTAGCATGTGCTTTGATAAAAGTGATCAGGAAAAGTTTCTAGGGATGCTAGAAAAAAGATTCAAACAAATAAAACGAAACAATTTCCCACGCCCCATTTCACAAAATAGATCCAGTTTTAAATGTACCAAGTTGTGTCATTTCTATAAAAATAAGTGGCCCGGCACCAATCAATCAATATGTCACTATGTGGACGATCATTTGCATGCATTGGGTGAAAATGAAACAATAGAAAAATGTACTGCCGAAGGGCACGAAATTGGTTTTTATGAGGCGCCGGGATAAATAAATAAATAAAGGAATCGATATGAACCTCTTAAGATTAGATGAATTCAATCATGCAATAGTTCGCGAATTGGCCCCTTCGTTTCATAATCTTCCTAGTACCGAACACAAGGATGGTAAATATAGATTACGACGATATTCTGTGATAGAGCTTATGTTAGAACCTAAAGCCATTAAAACCCTTCCCATCAACAGCTTTATGCAAACAGATAAATATAATGATTTTCAAGGTAATGTGGAAAGAAAATTTGAAAATATTGAAGAAGATGTTTTATATGGGGATAGCATGAAAGAGCTTGTATATTCTTTTAGGATGATGGCCAGTCTCCCCACCAACACGCAAGTAGATATACATCAAATGAGAGTCATTACTACTTCAGAATCCACCGAGATTTCTCCAGAAGGGGTACATAGGGATGGCTACGATGTTATATCAATGATAGGAATTACTAGACATAATATATTGGGTGGCAACTTATTGGTTTATGATAATCAAGATAGTGATCATTTTGTATCATTACCTTTGGACGGAGGCCGAATGGTAACAATAAATGATAAAAAATTATGGCATAATGGTAGTTCTATTGTTCCCTTAGATAAGAACAATAAGGGATACATGGATGTTTTTGTTTTTACAGCTAATTATAATCTTTGAAAGGAATGTAAATGCCAACCAATAATTATGAAGCACGCCAAATATACGGTATCATCAATGAGTTTATTGATGAAGAAACAGCAAGAGCTATCACAATACGCTTATACGAACAGGTAGGTAAATACACGGAAAATGAATCCTTAGCCACAAGCCTAAAGATGTTAAGAGAGTTATATAGAAATGATTGAAATCAAAATTACAGAACAGATGAAGCAACGAGCTTGGCGTAAGGCGCGTCAAATGGGAAAACTTAAGCAATCTATTACGAAGGGTGATGGCAATATTGCTGGGTTTTTAGGTGAAGAAGTGGCCAATGCAATAGTCAAAGGCGAAATCAGCAATACATATGATTATGATATTACTAAGGACGGTGTTAAATATGACGTAAAAACTAAGCGGTGTACTAGCTCGCCCCGTGAACATTACGAGTGCTCTGTTGCTGCCTTTAACACAAAACAAAAATGCGATCATTATATATTTGTGAGAATTGAAAACATTAGTGGGAAGTGGGGACGCGCGTGGATATTAGGAAGTTATCCAAAACCCGAATATTTTAAAGATGCGCGTTTTCTAAAAAAGGGACAGAGAGATGGAGACAATTGGTTCAAAGTTAAGGCTGATTGTTATAATATACCAATTAGTAAATTACAGCCCTTAAAGACCAAAAAGCAAAGGAGATAGTATATGACAAAGGTGTCTTCACACAATACGCTTATTGTAGATTGCGATGGTGTTATCGCTGATAAAGCGCACGGAGGAGAATACGGTAAAGCCGACCCTCTTCTACATGGCATAGAACAGGTAAATAAACTATATGATATGGGATATACCATTACCTTGTATACTGCTCGTTATGGTGATAGAGAAAGCGGAAATCTACATCGTCAATATGAAAGGGGGTATAAGGAGTGGACGGATTGGCTCGCTAAGCACGGCGTAAAATATCATCATGCGTTCATGGGAAAACCAGCGGGTGTAATGTATATTGATGATAAAGCTGCCCGCGTCAAAAGTGATAGCACAGAGGGCTGGGAACAGGTATGGCATGAAGTAGCAGAATTACAGGGCAAGGATCAATACGGAAATAAATTGAAATGACCGCAATAATTGAAGATCTTAATAAAGAATTTCATCTTGGTAATAAGTTTACCCTTCATGTCGCTGTGGAATTAGCAAATATTCTAGATAATAATTATAGGATTATTGTTAAATACGATGGTCAAGAATTGCCGTATTATGACGATACAAAGTTAAACGTAATAATTGCCACCTCCAGAGAAACACATGGGCCACCTAATGAATTTCATAGAGATGACGTATTTATCATATTCCAGCACTACTATATGCTTGACCAGTGGGATGATCCGTGGTATAATTCTTTAGTGTATCCACTTCCCATTGGTACATTTGTAGATGGTTTTGATGATCATATTATTAAACCAATGGCTGAAAGGAAATATGATTTTTCATTTGTGGGACAACTGCCACATACCGGCACTAGAGATTGTTTCAAGAGAAATTTAGATGAACTAATGAACACCAGTGGCAAAAAATTTAAATATTTTGTAGAATACACTGATGGTTTTAAAAGGGGGTTAAGTAGCAGCGAATATTTAGAGTTACTCGGAGACACAAAGATATCTCTCTGTCCACAAGGAGCCTACAGCCAAGAAACATTTCGCTTTTTTGAGTCTATTATGATGGGTGCAATTCCCATGATTGAAAATCTGCCAAAATTATGGTATTATGAAGGCGCCCCTTTTTTGAAAAGTAAATGGGTTAAACTAGAACAATCATTGTCCGTTAGTCTCAACACTCTACAAACAGAAAAATCACGCAGTGTATTGTATCAGATAGCGCAATATGTCCAAACCATTTTACACCCACCATCTCTTGCTAAAGTGCTTAAAGACAAAATTGAACATAGACACAAAAATAAGATAGTCGATCAGCCACATCTTGATCATTTGAGAAAGCTTTTTAACGAACATACTGACTGGGCATAGCAACAATGACATTGAATTGGATACCTATCAACTGTAAAACTCACTTCAGTTTGTTGAGGGGTTTTTGTAAACCGGCCGATCTTGCGGCTACATGCAAAAAGTACGGCTACCAAGCGTGTGCTATTGCAGATTTTAAAACTGTTTCTGGGGCGGTTGATTTTCATCAGGCGTGTCTCGATAATGACATCAAGCCTTTAATAGGATGTGACTTTGATGACTATGTTTTAATAGCAAAAAATAAAGATGGTTGGTTTGATTTAATTAAACTTGTTACCATACATCACCTATCTCCTGATATTGATACCTTAAAACAAATAGCCCTTAAGGGAAATTTACTTTGTGTCAGCGCGAATGAAGTATATAAAAGTATCTTTGGAAAACACTTTGTTAAGTATGATTATAATAACTATAAAGTATATTATGTTAATCGCAAAGACGCAATTCCACATAGGGTTCTTCTGTGTTCTGGAATGAAAACCACACTCCCAAAAGTACAAACCAAAATTAAAAAAAACGAAGAGATTGATAATAAAGAATTTTTTATGTCTGATGATTTCTATCTACCGACTCCCGAGGCATTTGACAACAATACCCAAGAAATTGAATTAGTGAATAAGATTGCTAATATGTGTGAAGATTATGAAATAACAAAAAAGCCGATGCTCCCACAGTTTAAATGTCCCGATAGTATGGATGAAAATGAATACTTAAAGAAGCTGTGTCGTCATGGATGGAGGCAAAAGCTAATGGCTTCTGGAAAAGTGGCAAACAAAGAGGACGAAGCGAATTATCTAGCTAGAGTAAAAACAGAATTTGAGGTCATCTTTAAGGCAGAATTATCTGGGTATTTTTTGATTGTTCAAGATATAGTTAATTATATTAAGGAACAAGGATGGCTTGCGGGACCGGGGCGCGGTTCAGCGGCTGGATGCCTCGTATCGTATCTTCTTGGTATTACTGAAGTTGACCCTATAGAATATGGGCTTATCTTTGAAAGATTTTACAACGAGGGACGCAATACTGAAGACTATGTTTCTTTGCCCGATATTGATGTTGATGTACCCGCTGAACACAGGGACGAAGTAATTGACTATATTCGACAAAAATATAACCCTGAAAATGTATCACAGATGATCACGTTTGGTAGACTTCAAGGAAGGGCTGCCCTAAAAGAAGTATTACGAATTAATGAAGCTGTATCATTTGCAGAAATGAACGAAATTACTCAAAACATTCCTAACGAAGCTGATATATCAGATCAATTAGAAATAGCAGACGAAAAGTCAATTATTAGATGGGCTTTGATGAATGAATCTGAAAATCTAAAAAAATGGTGTAAAATAAATGAAGATCAAACATTGGATGGCGATCTAGCTAGTATGTTTGAACAGGCTATTAACATAGAGGGAACTAATAAATCTCAGGGCAAGCATGCGGCAGGCGTTATAATATCACAACACAAACTAAAGGATGTTTGTCCTATGGTTAAAGATAAAACTGGTAATTTAATTGCGGCTTTTGAAATGAATGATCTTGAAAGTCAAGGTCATGTCAAGTTTGATATTTTGGGTATTGATCTTTTAAGTAAGATCATGGATATAAAGCTTTCCTAAACAGGAGAAAAAAATGGACGCTACAGCGGAAGATTATAAATCAGTAATTTTTTCTGGGTGCTCAATAGAATATAAGGATATTTCTATTTGCGATTTGAGGCACCCTCTATCACAAAGTGGTCTTACTAGAGACATGGGATATCAAGTCTGGTCTGATAAGCATCATTGTTACAATATTTACAAAAACATTGACGAGGCGGTTAAAAAGTTCATAGCTCTCAAGGGACATGTATAATGAATTATAGAGATATTATTGTATTCGATTTTGAAACTGGTAGCGCTAATCCACATATAACACAGCCCACGCAAATTGCCGCAATAGCGATCCATGCTCGAAAATTACAATTGCAACCGGGAGGAACATTTAATAGTGAAATGCGTCCTATTATAGATGATGATAAGGCTATTAAGGCGGGTGTAGCCCCCTTAGAAGATGAGGCCCTCAAGATCACCAGAAAAAATAGGACCGATTTAGCAAAAGCGCCATTACCAAAAACTGTATGGAAAAAATTTGCAAAATTTTGTGATAAGTATAATTTCAAAAAAACCAGTTATTATGCTCCTATCGCCGCAGGATTCAATATTAACCATTTTGATATGCCTATAGTTCAACGTATGTGTGAGCAATATGGACCATGGGATAATAAGCGAGGAGAACAAAAGATATTTAATCCTATTTTTACCATTGATGTTATGCAACATATATACTGTTGGTTTGAAAATAACCAAGATGTCAAGGGTTATAGTATGGATTATTTGAGGGATTATTTTGGTATCGGCAAGGACAATGCTCATGACGCTTTACAGGATGTAAAAGATACAGCTAATATTTTAATCAAATTCATGCGACTTCAGAGAAGCTTATTGAAGAAAGTGAAGTTTGAAAAGTCTTTTGGAGATAAAGCTCTATATGTTTGATTTATCAAATTTGCATGATGATCACGTCTGGGATTTGATATGTGAGGGTCACACCAAAGGTGTCTTTCAATTAGAATCTCAGCTAGGAAGATCATGGGCTAAAAAAGTGCGACCTAAAAACATCAATGAATTAGCGGCTCTTATTTCTCTAATTCGTCCCGGATGTTTGAAAGCATTTACGGACGGTAAATCTATGACTCAACATTATGTTGATCGTAAAGCTAACATCGATCCTGTAATTTATCCCGATGAATCTTTAGAACATATTCTTAAAGAAACCTATGGGGTACTTGTGTATCAGGAACAATCTATGATGATTGCTCAAGAGTTGGCTGGATTCACTCTGAAAGACGCAGATTCGCTCCGTAAGGCCATTGGAAAGAAAAAAGCTGGTTTGATGTCAGAAGTTAAAGAATCGTTTCTGAGGGGCGCTGAGAGTAAGGGGATAGTCACCAAGGAAATTGCTGAAGAAATATTTTCATGGATTGAAAAATCCAACAGATATGCCTTCAATAAATCCCACGCTGTTAGTTACGCCATCAATGCTTATTGGAGTGCTTATTGTAAATTTCATAAAAGAGTACCATTTTACGTGTCTTACTTAAACCATTCTGATCGGAAACCAGACCCCCAAAAAGAATTAAAAGAGTTGATTATGGACGCTAAGTTATCCGATATTGAAGTATATCCACCACGCTTACAGCATCTGCACACCAACTTTGTTGCAATAAATAATAAAATTTATTTTGGCTTGCGGCATATTAAACATATTGGTCAAAAGGAATGTGATAAAATCGAACAGTTATATAGAGATAACGATGTTTCTAATTATACGTGGATAGATGCATTAATAAATATTATATACAAAGGTAAAATTAACAAAAGGGCAGCAGTAGCCCTGATTTCAGTGGGTGCTTTTAGTGGCCCAAACAACCAACAACACAGAGAAAAAATGCTATATGAGTTTGATAGCTGGAAAGATCTTACTGCCAGAGAACAAACATATATCTCAGAAAATTACAATAGTTCTGATAGTTTATCAGAATGTATAGGCAATATGATACAAGATACTAAAATCAATAGCCGTAGGCTAATTACCGTCCTAGATATTAAACAAATTCTAGATAATCCCCCTCATGAGGTACAGGATAACATTCCATCAATAGCTCAGCACGAGGAAAAATACATGGGATGCGCCCTTACATGTAGCAGAATGGATGCTATTAATACTAATTTTTCAACTTATATGTGTAAAGATGTGTCTCGTGGCACTATAAAAGGAAAGGTGAGTTTAATTGTTCAACTAAATTCTATTAGAACATATAAAACTAAAAAGGGTAAAAATCCCGGCCAACTGATGGCATTTGTATCTGCGGAAGACGGAAGTGGCGTTTTAGACTCTATTACAGTATTTCCAGAATGTTATCAACAATATCGTGACCTCCTAATTGAAGGAAATACAGTATTTATAAATGGAGAAATTTCCAAAAAGGACACTACTTCCGTTATAATAAATAAGGTGAGCCAAGTATGAATAAATGTCACTTTGTAGGAATGTTGGCTGATGATCCTCACTTAGTAAATATTAATAATACATATCTAGTTACATTTACTCTAGCGATTGAAGACCACCGCAAAGATAAGGATGGTAGTAAAAAACGTAGAGTAGATTTTTTACGGTTTGAAGCATGGGCTACAGGCGCTCAAACGATTGATAAACATGCTCATAAAGGTGATTTTATGGCTGTTGAATCTATTGCAAGACAGTCAACATCGCACCAAGAAAAAAAATCGGACACAATCACTTTTAGGGTCACTAATTTTAAAATCTTTAACAATAATAAGCTAAATGAAGATGACGAAAAATAAAAAAGTATTATTCTGTTCTGAAGCATCATGGTTGCCCACGGGATATGCCGTATATACTAAAGAAGTTTTATCCCGACTTTGTCAGATAGACGGCATTGAAGTGGCTGAATTAGCTTGCTATGTTGATAGTAATGATGTTAATATTTCTTCTGTTCCATGGAAAGTGTATCCCAATAAACCTTTACCTAATGATCCCACACATGATTCATATAAAGGTAATATTACAGCTCAGTTTGGGGAACAAGCCTTTAATTCTGTCTTATTAGATTTTCAACCTGATGTAGTCATGGATATTCGTGATTGGTGGATGATTGAATTTCAGCAACGGTCTCCATTTAGAGACTTTTTTCATTGGGCTATTATGCCTACTGTAGATGCTGCCCCACAGGGTAATCAATGGATCAATACTTATGCGTCAGCTGATTCGGTGTTCGCATACTCTGAATTCGGGCGAGACATTTTGTTGCAACAATGCGATAATATAAAATTTGTGGATGTAGCATCTCCGGCTGCAAGTCAACACTTTCAACCACACCCAAACAAACAACAACACAAAATCGATATGGGGATTTCTCCAGAGTCCCTAATTGTAGGCACAGTGATGCGTAACCAAAAACGCAAACTATATCCTGATCTTTTTCAATCTTTTCGAGCTTTTGTGGATCAAGTTAATGATCCTAATGTATTTTTATATTGTCATACCTATTACCCAGATATAGGATGGGATATTCCGGGCTTAATAAACGATAACGGTCTTTCTAATCGCGTACTCATGACTTACAAATGCAAGAATTGTCAAGATATAACTGTAGACTTTTTTCAAGATGCTATTAAATATTGCAATAAATGTCAACATTTTAATAGCCACTTAGTAGGTATTAATAATTCAATAGGCGAACCAGATTTAGCCAGCATATATAACCTATTTGATATATATGTACAATATGCCAACAGTGAGGGTTTTGGGATGCCGCAACTTGAGGCTGCTAATTGTGGGCTTCCCGTTATATCTACTTATTATTCTGCGATGCAGTCTGTGATTGATAAGATTGGCGGCATGGGTATTGTGCCTCTAAGCTTTTATGTGGAATGTGAAACTGGTTGTAATAGGGCAGTTCCGAATAATGAAGTATTTGTTAATACTCTTGTCGAACTACATAAAAACAAATATAAGTTACGAGACATTGGCGCAGAAACTAAAAAGAATGCTGTGGCAAATTATAGTTGGGATAAAACGGCGGATGTGTGGGCTAAGCATATTCTACAGTTAGAACCAAAAGATCCGTCAACCACTTGGTTTTCTCAACCCCATATCCCACAGCCAGCCACAGAAGTTCCAGAAGAAATAATTTCTATAGTAGACAAGGTTGATTTTATATTTAACAATATACTACATAAACCACAGTGGATAGGGAGCTATTTGTGGAAGCGTGTGTTGCGAGATATTACATTTGGATATAAATGTGAAAACATAACTAAAGACTTTTACTTTAACGAATCACATATTCAGTCTTATACTGGAAATACTCCCTTCTCACTAGAGCAAGCATGCCAAGAAATGGTTAACTTTAGAAATCAAATAAATCAGTGGGAACAGTCGCGCGCCCAAATGATGCAACAAGAAGGATATTAATATGAATCACAGTAAACATCCAGCAATACAAAAGTCTATCGATGAGGCCCAAGGTACTATACCGGACAACTTTAATGGACAGTTATTTCAAGATGTGTTTGTGAATGAAGTATTGGATATTGACAATGGTTTTTTTGTGGATATAGGGGCTGGCACAGATGGTGTTAGAAATATGCCTATGAGTTTCTTCAGTAATACATATAACCTTGAAAGACGAAGAAACTGGACGGGTATTGCTATAGATTATGATAAAGAATACATAGATACGGCCCAATCTCATCGCCGTTGTCAGTGTGTGTGTGCTGATTTAATGGCAACCAATATAAATGATATATTAAAAGAATCCAACTGTCCTTCTGATGTAAACTATTTATCATTTGATGTGGACGAGGCCCAACCAAAGGTTCTTAGCGAACTCGATCTTTCAAAATACAGATTCCAAATAATTACATATGAACATAATTTGTACCAAGGCTGCGACAAAGATCAAAAAATATCGAGAAACAAATTCAAAGAAGCAGGATACGAAATCTTGTGCGGAAACGTGATACTACACGATGTCGGTGTCGTAGAAGACTGGTACGTACACTCAGAATTTTTTGATCAATACGCACACTTTCAGTACCACGACATGAATTGTTTAACTATCGTAAACAATATAATTAGAAACAAACGCAAGCCCAAATGAAGCAAGAAAGAGAAGTTCGATGAAAGTACTTTACATAGGACATTATAAAGATGGTACCGGATGGGCCAATGCTGCCATTAATAATATACTGGCGCTCGATTCTGTAGGTGTTGAAGTAGTGCCGCGTGCTATTACATTTGAAACCGAGCCAAAATCATATCCTAACAGAATCCAAGAACTAGAACAAGCTTCCAGTGAAGGGTGTGATATTTGTATACAACATACATTACCTCACCTATATTCTTATAATTCCAATTTTAAAAACATAGGATTTATTGCCAGCGAGACTAACCATTTCAAAGACAGCTCATGGCAGCATTATGCTAACCTAATGGATGAAATATGGGTGCCCAGTATGCATACTAGGGTTGCATGTCGTATGAGTAATATAAAGGTTCCGGTCAATATTGCTCCTCATTCTTTGGATACTTCATCCTATAGTAAAATGTTAGAGGGAAATAAAATTCAGGAACTGGTTCACACATTCAACTTTGCTTTTGTTGGAGAGTTTATAGAAAGAAAAAATGTACAAGCATTGATACGCGCATTTCACACAGAATTTGGAGTGTCCGAACCTGTGAATCTATTTATTAAAACATCCCAACAATCCTTAGATTATGTGCAAAACTATTGTAAGCAAATCAAGAATGGGTTAAAGCTACGAAAAAGATATAAAGAAGAAATTGTTGTATGTGGATATCTTAGTAAAGAAGATTATGTGTCAGTGTTGTCTCAGTGTCATTCTTTTGTAATGCCCAGTCGAGGAGAGGCGTTTTGTATTCCGGCTCTTGAAGCTATGGCGCTTGGTATACCAGTAATCTATACTAAAAAAACGGGGATGGACGACTTTTGCTTAGGAACGGCTGTGAAATCTATACAAGTTCCGTGTGTGGGTGCCATATCTACGCTTCCTAATCTATGTACTGCAAACAATAAGTGGGCAGAAATAAATGTCGAAGAGTTGGCCATTGCCATGCGTAAAGTGTATATGCAATGGCAAACTGAAGCATCGCAAAAACAACGTAAGGCATCTATTAAAAAAGCTAAATCATATAGCCACCAAAAGGTTGGAGCACAGTTAAAGGAATTATTGAATGACAGCTAACGCTACCCCAATGGCCGTTAGGTCTATATTACGGCGTCAACAGCGACAAGAGCCGCTGAATATATTGACATTTTGTACCCATGAAAGATATGAACAAAAACTGTGTCAAACGGGTCACAATTTTTATTCAATCAACTATGGTAAAGAATGGGATACTGATTATGGTGACATTCCTGAAAATTATTACGTTATAAACGAAGTACCGTCTTACATAAATTTTGATTTGATTTTATGTCATACCGCTTGTGATAGACTTCGTGTATCACATAATATTAAAAATGATTTTAATATACCCATACTGCTCCATATGCACGTACTACCAGACATAAGAAACGATGTGGCTACACAGGTAAATCAGTTTCAAATCGCTACTGCTAATGTAGACCAAAAGAGTTTTATTTCTGAATTTAGTATGAAGGCATGGGGATCTACTGTACAGGATGCGACATTTATTGAACATGGCGTAGAGACAGACTTTTGGTCTGTTGACACAGAAATAGAACGTGATAATGCTTGTTTGTCGGTTGTAAATGATTGGCCTAATAGAGATTGGTGTTGTGGTTGGGAACTATGGAAAAATACAATAGGAATTAATACTCCAGAAGCGCTTCCAGTCAAGGTGTTTGGGAAAAGTCCCGGTTTTTCAGAACCCGCTCAATCAATAGAACATCTACGGCAAATTTACCAAACGTCTAAGATATTTTATAATACCTCATTACACTCCCCAGTGCCAACATCATTGCTGGAAGCCATGGCGTGCGGATGTGCAGTAGTATCAACAGCTACATGCATGATTCCCGAAATTATAGAACATGAGAAAAATGGTTTTATATCTAACGATCCCAATGAGCTACGGCAATTTCTAGAAGTGTTACTTAATGATGATAAATTGGCGCAACAGCTTGGCCAAGAAGCTAGAAATACCATGGTAGAAAAATACAATCTACAAAGGCATATAGATAACTGGAACAAAATATTTTATGCAACAATTGCAGCCTATAAGGACTAACAAATGAAAATATATCTATCACCACACCAACCTAATGAAACATATAACGCATGGATTTCCAATATAGCGACTCTAGATGGACAGGTGCTAGATAGCGAAGCTACGCAAATTATTGCATATCAATTTTTATCTATGTTCACTTATGATGAAGTTAGCCAAATTATACCGAAGATCGCTCAAAAAATGAGACTTAATTGTGAATTAACTATAGTTGAACCTGATTTTAATTTACTAGCACAACAATATATTAGAGATGATTTCTCAATAGGTAATATCAATCAGATTATGTTTAATGGAAATTATATCAAGAGCGCCTTGAATCTAGAAGAAGTTGTTAGTTATCTTCCATCAAATTTAACTATTCATGAAAAGTCATTTAATGCATCATTGGCTCAAATGATAATCAAATGTAGGAGAGAGTCATGATAACTACATCGTGTAAAGGGTGTGTCTTTGCGACCTATACTGATAAACAACAATCAGGATGCCAATTGGGGCGCGCAGACAAGCTTACATATGAAACTAATGAAGATGGCCATTATATGGTGCAACGATTTTGTAACACATATCGCCCCGAAGAATGGCTTAAAGAATTGTCACTAGATGAATATGAAAACCGTCACGATGTGGTTCTTAATGAAACTGTTCCGCGTGTAGGGTTTTTTATAATATTTGACCCCACACACAATATAGAAGACCTAAGAATTACATTGGAAGATATACAACGTCAAACCATACCCCCTCGATATGTGGCTGTTATAAATAGTAAAGTAGAATATAATATAGAAATTCAAGCAATCTTTAAAGAGATGTTTGATTTTGATGTTACCATGCACCATATAGTACAAATGTCTTCTTTTCCAGAAGACCACAATCTTTTAGTAGATGAAGCATTTACGCATGCAAAAAATGGATGGTTATATATAACATATTCTCATGAGAAAATAGATAGAGATTTAGTTTCTAAAATGCATGCTCGCATTAACATCAACATGAAACCATTGGTTGTTGTTAAGCCGTACGAAGGTATTAAAGGGCTCCTATTTCAAACATCACTTTTTAAATTACTTAATGGCAATAAAACAAAAATGTATCACGATCAATCGGTTGACACTAGATCATTTCTAGATAAAGTAGACGAAATGCCTAAAGATAATTCTAATACAGTTATTACGTGGAGTAAATTTAATGAAGCCTAATGTTGCGATAATTATAAGTAACTATAACTATAGTGCTTATGTTCTTGAAGCTATTCATAGTGCGCTAAATCAAACTTACGATGGCAATTTACAGGTGTATATGTTAGATGATGGCTCATCTGATGATTCATGGGCTAAGATATCATCTATTACATGGGAAAATGAAGGGGATGCTGAGTGGGGGGCTGAGGAAATAGACACTAAATATTACAAGGGTGTAATCGAGAGACGACAAAAAAACAATTTATATGCCTATCGAATTGATAATTCAGGAGCAAGTACGGCTCGCAATGTAGCTATATGGGAGGCGTGGCAATGGGCTGATATATTTGGTATATTGGATGCAGATGATATGTATGAGCCAAACAAAGTGAAAATTCTAGTAGACAAACTGTTAGAGCATCCTGAAATAGGGGTGGCTTATGCTGACTATAGAATTCACAGACAGATGGATCATCATAATTACACTAAATATGAAATCAAACACCCGTATAGTAGAGAGTTGCTGCTACAAAAATGTATCGTACATATTGGCTCTTTAATCAAAAAAGAATATCTTCAACAAGTCATATTACCGCTTAATAGCGAAATATTTGACAGTAGGTTACACGGCCCCGGTAGTCAATCCTTTATTGGGTGTACAGAGGATTATGATCTGTGGCTTCGGTTATCTAAGGTCTGCATGATGACTCATGTGCCAGAACCTTTATCTATTGTGCGCGAAACTGGCCAAAATCAATCATTGAAAATGACTACCGAAACCTTCCAGAGAAATGCGCAAATTTTACAAACGAGATAAATGACTAGATTCACAAAAAAAATTACCGAACCTCCAGTTACTACTTTGCATAATAGTATAGCTATTATCATTTTGTCGGCTGGAGTTGGCAATAGAATTAAATCATACGAACCTAGAAGCTTACTAAAAATTGGACAAACCACTTTAATTGATCACCAGCTTTCTGTTTTAAATAACTCATTTCATTTTCCAGAAATAATCGGAGTGTTTGGTTATTTAGTCGAAAAAGTAGTTAAAAAGGTTCGAGGTAAAATACGCATAATAGAAAATCAAATATACCAAGAAACTAATACAGCAGAAAGCCTCAGACTAGCATTTAACAGCACCACCAAAAATGATCTATTATTTTTTCATGGTGACCTATATTTTAACCTTGGTACATTACAAGGATTAGATTATAGTAAATCATTTTTATTGATTGACAATAAACAGCAATTGCACGATAAAGAAGTGGGAGTCACGGTATGTGATAACAAAGCTACTATATTGTCATACGGCCTTCCTACTAAGTGGTGCCAAATAGCATATATTACTGGTAAAGAATTTAAAATATTGAAACATATATTTCAAAAATTTAATAACAATCAAAAAAAAATGCTCGTTTTTGAAATTATAAACCAAATGATTGCAATGGGTGCGGTTTTTCATTGCTACGAACCTAAAAAGATGTCTATTGTGGAAATAGACTGCATAAAGGATATCAATTATGAAAATTTTAATAAGTAGTGACGGAAAGCATGCGCACTACTATCAAAGAATGGCGTGGGCCACAGCGCTTACCAAGGCGGATTTTCAGGTAAGTATGTGGGATTGCAAAAGCGTTCCAGCTTTTGATGTATTTGATGCATTTGAGCCCGATATATTTTTAGGACAATCATATAATCTCGATACATCGTTATTAAAATGTATATACGAACGACCTCATATAAAAGTAGGCTTACGAGTTGGTGACTGGGGTGATCATGAAGACATGGTAGATAAAACAAAATATAACATATTGTATTGCTCTCAAAAGGAAAAAGATGTTCTCAAAAAGCTCAAAGAAGAAACCGGTAAACCAGACTTTGTACATATTCATTATGACGAAAATGCTGTTAAGATCACCCATAACCATTTTGAATCAATAGGAATAAAACCAATCTCATTAATGATGTGTGCTGACACCACAGCTTACAGTAGTGCTCAATATGACCCTAAGCTAGAATGTGATATAGGTTTTGTGGGAGGTTATTGGCCCTATAAAGGACTTGTTATAGACCAATATCTAACACCACTTTTAGATCCCCCTAATTATAAAGTTAAGATTTTTGGTAATCAAGTGTGGCCTGTTAATCAATACTGTGGCCTCTTATCAGACAACGATGTCAAAAACCTATTTGTATCTGCTAGAATATGTCCCAATCTCAGTGAGCCTCATGCCCAAGAATTTGGTATTGATGTAAATGAACGAATTTTTAAAATATTATATGCGGGAGGTTTTTGTATTTCAGATAAGGTGGATTCTTATAAAATGTTTGGAGATGGTTTGGTAATTGTTAACAGTCCAGAAGATTTCAGAGATAAAATAGATCACTATTTAGCCAATCCATCTGAACGATACAAAATTGCAGAAGTTGGCCAAAAACATGTTACAGAAAACCACACAGGATTTCACAGGAGCGCTCAAATCATGAATGCGTTTGATTTGACTAATTTATCAGAACGCATAATGAATCAATATGAGGAAACAGTAAATGTCACAATCTAAGGTTTTAGTTACAGGTGGAAAAGGTTTTTTAGGAAAATCTTTATGCGCGCTATTGAGACAAAATCAATCCTATAATGTAATAGCCTTATCCGGTAAATCTCAGTGGGATCTAACTAACCAACGTTATGTCGATTATATGTTACAAGAGTTTACTCCTGATGTAGTGATACACTTAGCCGCCAGAGTAGGAGGTATTGGAGCCAACAAAAAAAATCCCGGACTCTTTATGTATGAAAATTTGGCTATGGGTATGAATCTTATTGAGTCTTGTAGAAAATATGGCAAACTAAAAAAGTTTATTATGGTTGGTACCGTTTGCGCATATCCTAAGTTTACTGAGGTGCCTTTTAAGGAAACAGATATATGGAATGGTTATCCAGAAGAAACAAATGCTCCCTATGGAATAGCTAAAAAGGCTCTTATGGAGCTATTAATAGCCTATAACAAACAATACGATTTTCAGTGTACTAACCTTATACCAGTAAATATGTATGGACCCAACGATAATTTTGATCCCAATATAAGTCATGTAATTCCAGCACTGATTTTAAAGTTTGCTAAAGCCATACAAAACCACCATAAGCCAGTTGAAATATGGGGTACTGGAAAAGCTAGTCGTGAATTTTTGTATGTAGATGATTGTGCTCATGCCATATCTCAGGCAATTGAACTACACACAACACCACAACCAATTAATGTGGGTACAGGCGATGAGGTTACCATTAGAACATTAGCACACTATATTAGTAGAATAATGGAATATAAAGGTGATATATATTTTAACTCTCAGCACCCAGACGGGCAGCCTCGAAGATGTTTAGATACGTCGGTTGCCAAAGAGACACTTAAATTTACAGCTTCTACAGGTTTAGAAACAGGATTACAAAACACCGTAACATGGTTCAATAGAAACAAGGATAGATTCGTTGATTACTTCGATCATATTTAGTAAAGACCGTCCAGCTCAGCTGGATTTATGTCTCAATAGTATCAAAAAGAATTTTGCAGATTCTAATAGAAATATTGTGTTATACAACAACACTAAAGATTTTATAGAAGCCCATAAGATATTACAAAGTGAACATAAGGATGTAGACTTTTGGCCACAAGGGTTATCTTTATTTAAAGATCTGTATGCCACTATTGCAAGCTCTGATAATGATTATATTTGCTTTTTTACTGACGATGATATAGTATACCAACCAGTAAAAACAATTGACTATAATTCAATTCTACAAAATGACCACATCGCTTGCCTATCTCTAAGAATGGGTTTGAATATCTCTGAAAGATCTCACGATGGTGTTGTGGGACAAGACACACCAGCAGCATATCATGAATATGATGATATTATCTTATGGTCAAAAACAGCCAACACATACGGGTCCTATTGGTCATATTCTTTATCAGTAGATGGTCATATATTTAGAAAAAATGAAATATTAGACATGATAGATGAATTATGTTGCTTAGCAGATCGCTATCATTGGGATCAAACACCTAACGCACTAGAAGGGGCGCTTCAAAGGTTTTGGACAATCTCCCCGAACACGATGGCATCATTTAAGAATAGTGTGGTAGTCAATAGCCCGAATAACCGTGTACAGGAAAGTCATCTCAATAGATCAGGTGATAAGTATAGCGCCGATAGCAATTTCCTGCTGGGGAAGTATTTGGCAGGACAAAGGATTAAGTTGGAATATTTAAATTTTGATAATATAAAATGTCCACATACAGAAATTGATCTCATGTTAGGTTTGTATGACAAATAATATTTGGCATTTCAGCACACTTAGTGACCATAATTATATTATTAATGGTTTGTGTCTATATGACTCATTAGTAGAAAAGTCCTCGCAAGACTTTATGCTGCATTATTTATGTATGGATCAATATACTTATGATACGTTAAACTCATTACAGCTGTCACACTTAAAAACATATACACTAGAAGATATTGCCACTGATCCCGAATTTGTAACCCTTAAAGAAAATAATGCTTGCCGCCCTATAGATAGGCATGCTGGTGTAGAAGGATCGGATCAATCAGATTTTCACTTTGCGCTTGCGTCCTTTTTTTCTTATTTCTTATTAAATCAACAAAATCTTCCCCATATATTATATATAGATTCAGATATAATATTCTATCATGACCCTAAAAGTATATTTACCTCAGTACAAAATAAGAGTATTGGGCTCATTGCTCACCGACATATGAAGATGGACAAAGCAAACCGAAATCCGGGATATTATAATGTAGGTGTTATTTATTTTCAAAACAATGAAGTGGGTAAAAACTGTCTAAAATTTTGGAGAGACTGCTGTATATATCCTAATAATCAATACTCTCAGATTTTTGGTGCTTGTGGTGATCAAAAATACCTAGAGCTGTTTGAGGATTTTTTTGCTAGTGATCAAATCCACATCATGGATTTTGATATAGGGCACGGTGCCCCGTGGAATTTTACCATGTTTGAATTTCTAGATAATCACAGAATTGTGTGGCATGATCCTGAAGGTAATGTATTATTATGTGGAGAAAAACGAACTCAAGACTTGATTTTTAGTCACTTTAGTCACTTTGTACCCGATTACGATAATATGAAATTTCGATTCGATAGAGCTGGCGAATGGGGTCCACAGCTACCTCATCATCCGGGTGTCATGGATATTTATATAAAATATTTTCAAGCACTCCTCCACACAAGAAAAAAATACTCTCTTACAAAAGGATTTTCTCTATGAGATATGAGGCTATAGGAAGCGTACAATGGGAAGCTAAAGATCTAATTAATTCTCTAGAAGATTTTTTGCAAATATATGCATATCGCCCCATTCGTGATAATGAGGGAGGAATGACTTCTTCTCACATGTTTGCTACATGGTTTTTATGTAAACAACTTAATCCCCAATATATTATTGAAAGTGGTGTATGGAAAGGGCAAAGTTCTTGGTTATTGGAAACGGCGTGCCCAGATGCAAAAATTATATCCATTGATCCAGATCTTCAAATTCGACAATATATATCACCTCGCATACAATATGCAGTTACAGATTTTAATAATACGAATTGGGATTCAATAAACAAGAATGAGACACTATGTTTTTTCGATGATCATTATGGAGTCGATAGAGTAAAGCAAGCTGCGCAACACGGCTTTAAGCACATCTTGTATGAAGATAATTATCACGATGGCAGAGGTAATAGTTATCATCCCTCCTATGGGCATATTGCTAACATGGAACCTTTAACCGAAGGTGAGCGATCATATTCCCCCAAAGCATCGTTTTTACTAAATACTAAAGATGCACAATGGCTACAAGATAACATAGAAATATATTATGAATTTCCCCCCATATATTCATCTGTAGATTCTGATCGTGGTTATGGGTGGGCCAAAATAAGCAGAGAACAATATTTAGATATTACACCCCCTCCTTTATTTAGTACATATCATCCCCGGTTCGACATTTATTATAAAGAAGCGCCAGATTATACATGGATAACTTATATTAAGTTAAAGGAGACTCTATGAATCTTCCCGTTATTTTTATGCATACTGGATATCAGGATTACTTGGCACAAAGTATACAGCAATCTCAACTATGGGACAACAAGGTTATATTGCTGGGAGATGACTCGAATAAAAAGGCGCATGTAGAGCATCATTTTATGTCTGATTATATGGATGGTACACAAAAGTTTTCTGATAATTACCAACATATGACATCTGGAAATTTTGAATTTGAGCTTTTTTGTTACAACAGATGGTTAATATTGTCTAATTTTGCCGAACGGCACTCAATAGAAAAATTGGTATATCTTGATTCAGATGTGGCTACGTTTTGTAATTTTTCCGACAAAGAAAATCTATTAGACGAAAAAAATATTGCCAGAGTATGTATGATGGACAATCAAGCAAATTATAGATGGTGTGCAGCAGCTTGTATTTCTTACTGGAGTCTGAGGGGGCTCAATACCTTTAAACAATTTCTTTTAGAAGCATACACCAAACACGTCGACAGGCTACAAGAGAAATGGCAATATCATCAAGACCATGATAAAGCTGGAGGGGTTTGCGATATGACCGCAACTTATTTATTTGTGAAAGATAATGAACTAGAACCCCTGAATAAGGTATTAGAAGATGATAGCACATTTGACCAAAGTATGATGAGCGCTGACAATTATTTTGATAATGAATATGCTATGGACCCTCGGGGATTTAAAAAGCTAACATTCAGAGGCAATATACCGTATGCGTATAATACTATTTTAAACAAGGAAATCAAAATGAATGCTATTCACACAAATAACAAACAGCTTTTAACAGCCCTAATAGGGAGAAATTGATATGAAAATAGCATTTGGTATAATAGTTTTCAATGGTAATTATGTGCTTCAAGAAACCATTGACTCTGTGTACCCCTTTGCTCACCAAATTTTAATTGCGGAGGGACCAGTTAAATTTTGGCAAGAACAAGGTTACTCATCATCTAGTGATGGCACTAATGAAATCATAGACAGCATATACGATCCAGATAATAAAATTCAAGTTATACATAGTCAGTACGACGAAAAGGATGATCAATGTAATGCCTATATGCAATTCCTTAAGGAAGATAATGATTATATTTGGAATCTAGATTGTGACGAGGTATTCAAGCCAAGCGACATGGATACAGTTATAGGTTTATTAGAGCAAGAACAATATACTTCTGTGGGCTTCAAGAGTCTTACTTTTTATGGGGGTTTTGATAGATATCTTAGTGGATTTGAAGAAAGGGCAGAATTTTTAAGGGTTAGAAAGATATATCCGGGATCTTACTGGTCTACACATAGACCTCCTACAATTGCTCACCGTGCGCCAGACCCATTAACTGGAGAACCATATCCAGAAAAACATCTAGATTTTAATGATCTAGCCGATAACTATGGAATAAGAATGTACCATTATTCCTATGTATTTCCTGATCAGGTATTTCAAAAGATAAAATATTACAAACAAAAAGTAAGTAAGGATAATTGTATCGACAATTATTTTGAGGAAATTTATTTGCCATGGATGCTCACAGATGATAAAATGTTAGTAGAACAAAAATATCAGGGGGTTCATGAATTCAAGCCAGAGTGTCGTGGTGAATGTTATACGGCTCAATTTGAAGGGACTCATCCATTTATTATAAACCATAGCCTACAGATGTTTCAAAAAAAGATTAACTCTCAACTGGAAAAATACACATGAATCAACACATAGACTCTTGGAAAAATTCGTCTAGTGCTTTTGAACAGCAATTAGAGAGAAATATACAAGAGCTTAATGGCCAATTTCCACCACACTGGATTCATTTCGTTGAGCATGTTCAAAATACCCCTATCAACAGAATTGTGGATGTGGGGTGTGGTGCTGGGGCTTATTGCCATATCTCAACACAAATGGGAATCGAATATATGGGATATGATTATTCCCAGCACGCAATAGATTTGGCAACCAAAACATGGGGAGGTAATTTTATATGTAAAAATTATAAAGAGCTGACACCTCAAGATATACAGACAGGAGATATCATCGTGGCTAATGCTCTTTGTGAAGTACTACCGGATGGAGATAAATGCTTACGTCATTTACTGCAAATTGGGGCTAATAACTTATTGATACAAAGGGTGAGGTCTACAAATACACCCAGCTTTTCTAAAGAATATGAAGCTTACGGAATAATGACCTATGAATTTTATCACAACGCAAAGCAATTATCCTTGGATATAAACAACAGTGGCTACAAGGTTACCTATCATAGATTATATGATGATGTGTTTGATTTGGAGATTGCTAAGTGAATGAATTAAAATTGATCAGCCCACAACTTATGGTAAATTCAAATATTGCTCTTGTGGCTTCTAGCTCTAATTTACTTGAAAGGGAATATGGTAAAACTATAGATAGCTTTGACGAAGTAGTTAGATTTAACAGAGCCCCCACTAAGGGGTATGAAAAGTACGTGGGGTCTAAAACTACTATTCGTATAGCTAATAATCATGTATTTGGAAATGTTCTTCATAGCGGATGGGACACAGACGCTCAGCCTACCTTTTTTATTAAAGAACAAAAAAATATCAACATTGTTCACTTAGGGCCAGAAGCAGTTCATTGGGGAGACAGAAGCCAACATATAGATCCGTCTTCTCGGGCATTTTTAGTTGACTGTAATGCCATCCAGCGAGATATATTTTCCTTAACCAACGAAAGGCCAAGTGCTGGCTTTGGGTTTTTATTCATATGTCTTATCAGTGATTTACATCCACACATCTTTGGATATGGGTTTGGGGAAGAGGGGTGTCCCCATTATTACGAAAAAAATTCTATTAGTAGCCATCAATTTGTTAAAGAAAGAGAAGTAATGAAAATTTGGATACAGAAAGGATATGTAACTGCGCATCTATGATATACTATATAATACCAGCGAGAAAAGGATCTAAAGGGCTCCCTTTTAAAAACAGAAAACTGTTTCATTTTACCGCTGACACTATACCTAGCAATTTAAGTAGTGCCACTATAGTATCTACTGATGATGATTATATTTCTAATTTGGCTTCAGGGTATGGATTTAAGTCACACAACAGAAGCCCACATGTGTCTATGGATACTACAAACACACGAGAGCTTTTAAGAGAGGTAGCTCGTGATCAGAATATGCACACAGATGATGAAATTGTAATGATGTATCTTACATATCCCCAAAGAACATTTTCAGATGTAGAAAAAATATACCAATTTTACAAAAACAATAATGGAAACACACTGTTGTGTAAACAAGAGGCCACCACTCATCCATATATGTGTTATTATGAACTATCGAACCATAAAGGAAAAAGAGTTATTGATCACGATTTATACCGAAGGCAGGATTATCCTGATTGTTTTTTTGTTAGTTACTTTGTGGTCATTCTAAAGGTTGAATATTTACAAGTGGTCAATAAAAATCTACATCATCCACAAACATTGTTTTATCAACTAGACTACAATAGTATTGATATTGACACAATACAAGATCTTGATAACTTTGCTAAAAGGGATTAATATGTTTTATATACTCGAAATGGCTAATAATCATATGGGCAACGTAGCGCATGGAAAGTTGATTATAGATCAATTTGCTGATATATGTTCCGAGTATAATATTAATGCTTCGATTAAATTTCAATTTAGACAGCTAGATACCTTTATCCACAAGGATTTTATAGACTCAAATCTCAAATATGTAAAAAGGTTTAAAGAAACAAGGCTATCTAAAGAACAGTTTGGGGAACTAATACAATATACCCTGTCTAAGGGATTAAAAACTTGTTGCACCGCATTCGACAATGAGTCAATAGCTTGGTTAAAGGAGTTAGATATATCTGTGATCAAAGTTGCAAGCTGTTCAGTAGATGATTGGCCGTTACTTAAACAAATTAGTGATATCAGTAAGAGGGTTATCATTTCAACAGCTGCTGCCGATATGGGCACTCTTCATAAAGTGTATGATTTATTCAAATCTAAATGTCGTGACTTTGCATTTATGCACTGCGTTGCAGACTATCCCACACCACATGATAGGTCAAATTTAGAAAGAATCAAAATACTACAGCAAGAATTTCCAGATATTGAGATAGGCTATTCTACACATGAGCCTCCTAATGCTAAGACTACAAGTATATATTCGATAGCCATGGGTTGTACTATTTTAGAAAAGCATATAGGCGTTCCAACAGACAATATAAGCCTCAATACATACTCATTGTCTCCCCTTCATTTTAAACTATTGCTTGACGAAATAGAATATTTTCAAAAATCTTATTCTGGACAATCGGAAATACAAAAGGAAGCCCTTAGGGCATTAAAAAGGGGGGTGTACTTTTCTAAAGATATGCTAAAAGGTGCCCAGATTTTAGAAGAAAATATTTATTTCTGTATGCCCGTACAGCAGCTAGAAAATGATTTTCATTTTGATGCCTCAGGTGTGGACGACATCATTGGAAAAATCATTAGACAAAACGTAACAAAAAATTCCACCGTCAAGCTGTCCGATATATCTAAGGACGCCGAAGAAGATTCTCTTGAATTAATAAGATCAAAAATTGCTACAATTCTACAAATGGCAAATATTCCATACGGCGACGAAGAGTTAGAGATATCCTGTCATTTTGGATTGGATAATTTTGAACAAACAGGCTGTAGTATTATAAATAGGATTAATAGAGAGTATTGTAAAAAACTCATTATTGTTCTTCCCGGTCAATCCCACCCAACCCACAAACACATTCAAAAGGAAGAATGTTTTGAGCTTTTGTATGGAGACTGCGCAGTTCAACTAGGAGGTGAAACTATATCATTACAAAAAGGTAAGCCCTTATTGGTCCCAAGGGGGATTGGTCATTCCTTCAAAAGTAATCATGGCTGTGTAGTAGAAGAGATTTCCACTACTCACATTAAGGGTGATTCTATATATGATGATCCCACCATCAATCAATTACCTTTAGATAAACGAAAGATATTTACGGTATTCAAATAATGGCACATATATTTAAACATCCATCAGACAACCAACACGGTATTGTAGTTATATCTCACCAAGAAGCCTATAGAGGTATAGATCAATACGGAGATATAATTGATCAAATCAAAAATAAAAGATATTTCATCGGAGTACATTATGGGGGTTTTTCTAATGGGGCACCTTATCCAGATTTCGCAGACTTCTTTATGGGAAGACGGTCTGTTACAGATATATCTAACAGGTATCCTCACGCATTTGAAATACCAATAGTAAGCTCAAACTTTACTTCAACTGTATTTAAGAAGGACCCAGCAGTAAAAAAATACTGGGACATTATTAACGTTTCAAGAGCGGGTAATGTAAAAAGGCTCGACATTTTTTTTGAGCAGATAAAGCACATATATAACCAAGGGCACCCATACAAGGTGCTCCTGATTTGCCCCAAGAGGCATGAAGAGACCCCGCAAGATCATTTTATTAATATTGAAGATGTCTATTATAATATGTTTACAAAAGACGAAAGGCAGTTATTTACATTAATGCGGTTGGACGAAAACCTTGAATTCAAGGGGCTAAGCAAAACACAGCTGTCTTATTTCTATCAAGCTTCTAAGGTGTCTACCTTGTTTTCCATGTGTGAAGGGAGTCCCGGTGTTATTGGAGAGTCTTTACTGTGTCAAGTTCCTGTAGTGGTACATGGGTCACAAATGGGAAGCGGTAGGGATTTTTGCAACGATCACAATTCAGTTTATTGGCATCAAGACCACTTAGCTCATCAGGCGCTCATTAATGCCGTTGAGAATTATGACAAATTTGTGTTCGATATGGGTGTTATAAGTGATAACTATAGAGAAGATTATGGGCTTACAAAATTAAAGGATTATTTTTCCGCCCTGTATCAAAAACATGGGCAAACATTTGATGGAGAGCTAATTAATACAGACGATCTTGTTAGTCGGCTTCCCTCTCATTATACAGATTTACCTTGGGTTGATACAAGATTATATAACGGGCACATGGTAACACGGGAACAGTTTGAAACATTTGCGCGAGAGGCAGTAGCATGAACA